TCCGCTGGATGGCTCCCGCTGAGGTCACTGTCCAATATGTTTGACAAACCTACAACGGTGAGGTTGGAAATTTCTGAAAAGGTATTGCTTTTTTCAAGCCAAAGTCGTATAATGTTCAGCACAACATAAAATCCCACCCACAATCAATCAATAGAGTTGGCGCACGTGCAGCCCCACATGGGGCTATTCTGCGTGCCTGCCGATTCTGTTGATTATTTTTTTTTTCGAAAGGGAAGGTGGGTATTTATGTTGAAGCCCGGAACGCTGGTCAGGTGGCATCATCTGACGTACTATGTGGCCGCGGTGTATGGCCACGAGGTTGACCTGTCGGCTTGCAGTGTCCAGAGGAGCCGCGCCGGTCAGGAACACCGCCTGCGGTGCTGCGTCTACTCCGTACCGGTGAAGCAGCTTGAGGTTTTGCAGCCTCCGCGAAAACCGGTACGCAGCGGCAACAGATAAGTTCGATCCCCCGGCAGGCAATCACGCCCGCCGGGGGGTTTCTTGTTATCCGCCCAGCGCGGCCAGCTTCCTGTCGATGAGTGCCGGAGCCCAACCACGAACGGTCTTGCCCACGTTGAAGTCATCGAACAGAACGTTGTACTGCTCCGAGGTCAGATCAGGGTACATCTGGTAGATCATCTGCGCCTTGCGCATACTGGCCGTGTTGGTGATGGTGTCGCCGTTTGCGTCAGCGATTCCCCGAACGGAGTTGATGCCGCTGGCGTACAGGTTCACGTAATCACTGACGGGGAAGTCGTGGTCGTTCGCTGCCTCCCGAGCCTTGAGCACCCAACTCTCCGTGATCTCATAGTCGCGGAGTGTCGTCTCCTTCGCCACCTCGTTGGCGTACTGGTACACGCTCTCCACAGCCTTGGTCTTCTGGTCGTCCGTCATGCCCCGGTACTCGGCGCTGGAGGTCAGGTTGGACATCAGCCGGAACGCCGTCTGCCCGCGCGTCTGAGAGTAGGTCAGGTACTGCGCACCGGTCAGATCGACGCGCTCACCGCCCACGTTGAAGTACTTGTCCGCGCGGGAGATGAGCACGCTCTTCTTGCCCGTGGCCTCGTACAGCCGCTGGAGCTCCTTCTCCATGGCCGTCTCCTCGATGGTCGAGGCATAGCCGGGACTGAACAGCTGATACAGGACGTTCTCTGTGGCGGTGTCAGCGTTCTTCTCCGTTCTGCCCCAGGCATCAATGTACGCGATCTGCGCGCCGGTGATGTTGTTCAGGCCGGGGATTTTGCCGGCGATCTTGCCGGAGAGCTTCTGCCAGAAGTCAGGCACATCCTTGTTCTTGTCCACGTAGGTGGACATGCGCTGGTTGTTGATGGAGCGGTTGGCCTGCCCGACCAGTGTCGGCACGAACTGCGTGAGGTAGCTCCACATGGCGTTCTCGACGAACCGGGGCAGAGCGCTCTCGTCACCGTAGGTGGAGGCGTTCTCCAGCGCGTCATTGACGCCCTGAAGCATGGACATCTGGAGCATGGGGTCGGTGATCGACCCGACTGCCTCCAGCGCCTCCTTCAGCGTCAGCCCCTTGCTCAGGGCGGCGGCGTGGAGGTTCGCGCCCAGATACAGCGGAATGGACTCAGGTGCCAGCCAGTCCAGCGTGTAGCTGTGACCGTTGTACTCCAGCGAGTACTCCTGATGCCCCATCAGATCCCAGAACTCCTTCTCCTTGTCGTCGTCCGGTGCCTTGCCGACCAGATGACCCATAGAGGCCAGAGAGAAACCGAGCAAAACCAGCGCCGAGCCAGTGAGGGTCTGCGCCAGAGCGGACACAATATCCGCGCCGGTCACGTCGGCCTCCTTCGCAGCGGAGATCGCCTTGTTCACCTGCTGGCCCAGCTTGCCGGGCTCGTTGATGAGCTGCGCCTTGGCGAGGTTGTACTGCGCCGTCTTCATGGCCACGCCGAGGATGTTCAGCGGGCTGTACTCCAGACTGCGCAGGAGGATGTTGGCCGGGGTCTTGCGGAACGGCAGGATGCCCTCGCCGATGAGGTTCAGTGCCTTCTTGACGGGGTTGCCCTCGATGTTCTGCTGCCGCAACAGCCGGGCAAATGCGTCAGCGAAGGCATTGGAGTCACGGTAGGTCGCCTCCGCCGCGTCCTTGATGGCCTTGAGCCGGGCACGCTCCTGCAACTCCGGGGAGGCTTCGTCCCACGTGGTGTTGTTGGCCTTCATGAAGCGGGCAAGGGAGTCGGCATAGGTGAAGGAGCAGAACACAAGGTCGCCCTTATCCATCGCCCAGTTGGTGCCCTTACGCCATGCCTCCAGCGCCTTGGTCTTGAAGATGCGCCGCCTCCGCTCCACCTCCTGATTGAAGGGGTCGCGGGAGGAGCGGTCGTTGTACTTGCCGCCACCCATGATGATGTCCGCGTCCTGATCGAACATCTCCTTGGCCTTCTTGAAGGTGGCCCGGTCATAGAACGCAGAGGTGGTACGCTCCAGCTTGCCGCCGGAAACAGTGTTGACCAGCGCCTCCATGAGGCCGGCGGTGGTTTCCTTCATGATGCGGATGGGCTGGAAGCCGAAGTTGCCCACCACGTTTCTGATCTGGGTGCGGAAGTTGCCCAGCATCGCGGTATAACGCCACGCGGTGAACTTGTCCATCGCCGTGGCGGGTATCTGGTCGGCGATGTTCTGGTAGATTTTCTCCAGCGCCGCCTGCCGTTCTGCGTCGGTCTGGGCGTCGCGGTACTCTACCAGCAGGATCGGGTCGATCTGAATACCTTCCGTCTCCACACCGGCCTTCTCCGCCCTTGCGATGATCTCCTCGTTCATGCGCTCCACGCTGCGCTCAATGCCGTACAGCTTGCCCATCGGGGTCAGCTGCTGGATGAGCTTACCGGCTTGCAGTATCTGCCCGGCGCGGGTGAGCACAGCGGCGTAGTCCTGAAGGATGTCAACGTAAAGGTTACCGCTTGCCCGGTCGTTGTTACCAGCGACATCCAGCAGCAGTGCGCCCATGGCCACCGTTGCCTTGTCGTGCTTGCCACTTCTGACCTGCTCCACCCACTTGGCGTAGGCTGCGTTCCAGCCGTCGCGGCCCAGGGACTCCTTGGCCTTCGCCATCGCCGCGCGGTCGGTCTTTACCTCATGGGACAGCTTGCCTTCCAGCACAGCGTCCTCGATGTCCTTCAGACGGCTCTCGGGCGTGGCCTCAGAGCTGGCCACCGTGACAACGGACTGCGTGACCGGCTTCTGACCGTCCACGCTCTTCGGTGCGTTGGCGTACCGGTACGCGCCCGGTCTGCTCTCCATGGAGCCATACTTGATCTGTGCAGCGGAATAGGGGTCGAAGCCCGCCCGTGCCGAACCGAGGTTGTCGAACCGGCGGCGCAGGATCACACGCCCCATTGCGTCAGGGCTGATGTCCGCGATAGACCCGATGTTGGCAGGGAGCATGGCGGCGTCCACAGAGCTGTTCTCGGCCTTCAGCAGGGCGCGTCCCAGCTCCACAACCGGGGTCAGGTCGGCGAACTCACCGGCGTAGTTCTCCGGCAGCATGTAGGCGATCCGCTTGTCTCTGGTAGGCGCGAGGTTGCTGGTGCTCTTGATCTGTTCGGGTCGGAAGGCCACGGCGATGGTAGACGGCGTGTAGTTCGTGACGCCGTGCGTCTTGAACTCGCCCACGTCCATGCAGTTGTAGATGATCACGCCGTCATACCCGCCGCGCTCGGCGATCTCGGACGTGTCGCGCGTGCTGAGCAGAGTGTGCCCGCGCTGCGCCATGACCTGTCTGCCCAGACCTTGCAGGCTCTCAGGCAGCAGGTTCAGGGGCATACCGTTCCACATGACCGGCGTGCCGCCCTCGTTGAGGATCAGAGGGTTCTTGAGGTTGCCGTATACTTCGTATATGCCGGGACGGCTCTTTCCGAATCCGAAGACCATATCCTGAAGGGACGTTTCCAGCTTGATAGCCTGATAGACCAGTTCGTCCTCGCTCACCAGCCGTGTGCCGAAGGTGTCCTCCGGGCTCTTGAGCTCGTAGAACTTCGTGTCGCCGAAGGTGTCCACGCCCATGAAGTCCGCCTGCTCATCTGCGGGCAGAGCACGCAGGAAGGTGCGCCCGTCGGGAACGAGATCGTCGCCCTCGAACAGTCCCTCATAGAACTGATCGGCTGCGGCGGCCAGCTGGTCAGCGTACCGGAACACCTTCTTGGCCAGGCGATCCGACACATTGACGGTGTCCTCTTCGAAGGAGTCGATGTCGTTGGCCACGGCGATAAAGGCATCCGCCGCGCCGCGAATGGCCTCGGCCTTCTCCTCCCTCGTCTCCGCCTCCTCGAACATCTCCAGTGCGTCCGTCAGGCCGAAGTCCTCGAACACGTCCAGCAGCGTCTTGTCCTCGGCGACCACGTCCTTGGTCCGGGTCTTGATCTTCTTGCCCCACTTGTCCATGGCGCTCTCCAGCCGTGCCGCTGCGTCCTCCGTGGTAAGCGCGGTTTCCTTGACCTTGAAGCCCTTCTGGAGAAGATAATAGGTCGCGGCCTGCTTGCGCTCCTGCGCACCGTCGTCCTCCTCGCTGCTGGCGAAGATCGCGTCGTGGAACGCACCTTCCACGTCGCTGTCCCACTCGCCAAAGATGTCGTCCTCTATGGGCTGAGACAGCGCGGAGAGATCGGTGTCCCGGTCGATGGAGTGTACCAGATCGCGCAGCCGCGGTGCGGAACGCGGCCACCCGGAGTAGGACGAGGCCACAAACGGGTTGTCTGTCATGAACAGGCTGCGCTTGTCGGACTGCTTGGACGGGTCGAACCACTCATACCCGAAGGACTGCCTGCCCACGTACATGTTCTTCAGCCTGCCCAGATCGTCCCGCAGCTGCGAGTCGGCGAAGGTCGCCATCTGTGCTGCGGTCAGCGGGCGGTTGGAGGACGAGTACTCCCGGGGGTCAGCGTCCTCCGGCAGCATGTACAGGATGTCAGGGTCGTCGGTGGGTACGAGGTTATTGGTGCTCTTGACCTGATTGGAGTCCTTGCACACGATCACCGTGAAGGGGGGCTTCTTGGTGTCTACGTTGTCGGTCATGTAGTCTCGGATGTTGCGGAAGATCACGGAGTCGTAACCGTCCTTGAACGCCTTTGCCACGATGTCATCCGTCTGAGTACCGTCCCACTTGAAGCCTTTGCCCCGCAGCAGACCTTCCTCCTGCTGGACGCGCCAGTAGGGAAGGTGGTTCCACGCGCGCCCGTCGCAGTCGATGATGACCGGGTTGGTCGCGTTGGCGTACAGAGAGTACATGCCGTGTGCGGGAGGAGCTGCACCCCACCGGGTACGCTCCGGCTGTCCGGTACGTGCCCGCAGATCGGACACAGCCTTCTCCATGCCTGTCGCCCTGTCCGGGGCCGTCTTGTACATCTCCAGCAGCTCATCATTGACCGCCGCCTCCATGATGTCATCTCCGCGCGGCAGGTTGCCCACCTTCGCCCGTGCCTTCTCCTCGGCTATCTTCTCCGTGTCCGGGGTGTGGCGGAAGTAGGTCAGGGAAGCATCACCTCGGTCGGCCAGAAAGATCGGATTACCATTGAACACGGTGAACCCGTAGGTGTTGGTTCCGTGGTACATGGTCAGCAGCCGTCCGTCTGCGTCCCGGGCGTAGGAGTTGGCGAAATACTCGGCCTGTCCCACGGTGAGCACGTGGCCGTCACTGGCTCTGGCCGCGTTCTTCTCCCGCAGCGTAGGCAGGCTGAACAGGTTGACCGGCTGGCTCTTAATCTGGTAGGTCTGCGGGTCAACGTCGGCGTGCGTGGTGGGTTTTGTCTCCTCCGCCATAGCCTCGTCGATGGCCTTGACCACGCCCTCGCCCAGCTTGATGAGCTCGTCAAGATCATCATCCTCGACGACAAAATCATCATCGACGGTATCTATGGTGTCGTTGATGTCCCCCTCCGGGGCGGTGGACTTCTCCGCCTCGGGGGTATAGAGCTTCGTGCTGACGATGGGCAGCTCGCCGAAGTCCAGATAAATTTTCCACTCTTCGGCCTTGGTGCTGTCGCCCAACAGGGCGTCCACACCGCCGGTGGGCGCGATTGACAGAGAGCTGATCTCTCCGGTGCTCGCGTTCATCACGTCGAGCCAGTTGTCACCGGCGCTCACCACTTCGCTGATGCCCTGCTTTTCGTAGGCGCTGGTGATAGCGAACTTGGCCACCTCTGTGGACGGGAACACGTGGGTCAGAAGGTAGTACGCCTCCACGTCCTGTGCGCCCTCCACCGGGTGATCATAGGCCGCGTTGTAAGCGTCCATCAGGTCGGTCAGGTGATCCAGTGGGTCACTGATGCCCTGAATGGCTTCCTTATCCTTCTTGGGGAGCGCCTCGTACTCTTCGGGAAGCATGGCGTATTCGCGTGCATCGCGCACCCGGTAGATGGCCTTGCCGCTCTTGTTGTACGTCTCCTCCATCTTCGACGCCAACGCGCCGTAGCCGCCGGTGGCGAGGTTAGCCGCGTTGTAATATACGAGGCTCTTGCCGTCAATGGCCTTCTGCGCGAAGTAGGCCGGGTCGCCCACCACGAACGCTGTCTTGATGAAGTTGTCCAGCCGGGGCAGGCCGTCGGTGCGGGTATAGTTCACACCCTCGCTGGCCGGATAGCTGGGGTACAGGGGCAGCTTCAGCACACGGTTGGCGGTGGGGTCTTTCACGTAGACCTCCACCAGCTGTTCGGCGGAACGTTCACGCGCCAGACGACGGCGGGAGATGGTGTCCTTCTGAGACATCGACAGATCGCGCTGTCGCATAGCGGACTCGTAGTCAGCAGCTGCCAGCTGCTTCTCCTGCTCCTTCCCGGTTGCGTCGCCCTGTGTGATGAACAGCACGTTGTCGTCGAACTCCTCCATGACCCGACCCAGCGTCTCCGGAGTCAGATCCATGCCGTGGCCGATCAGCGCGTGACCGGCGCGCAGACCGAAGTCCAGGTCGCGCATACCGATGATCTTCAGCGTCTCCGGGCTGTGGGGCATGGCGAGGGACAGGTCGTTCAGGTACGACTTCGCCTCGTCACGCTCCTCCCGGTCGCCGTTCTTCAGCGCGTCCTTGTACTCGTCCAGCGCATCTTGCAGGTTGTCCAGCTGCTCCTCCATCGAGTACCCGGCGTTCAGCATGGCGCGCTCGTCCGTGCCCTCGTTGATCCAGCTGTTGAGGGAGGACTGAACGGCGGCGGACATCGCATTGAAGTCCTCGTCACTGCACCAGTTGCCCCGGTTCACACCGGCGTTCAGGTCGCACAGCAGCTCCTCATACACCCGTTCCATCATGCGCTTCTGGCTCCTGATGTCCCGGCCGTACATCTTGATGTACGGCGCGTAGGCGCGCTTGAACTCGGCGAAGAGGTCTTCTTTTGCCGCCACGCGCTTTTCTACGACGTACTCCATCAGTCTGTCCCGCAGCACCGCATCCCGCTTGAAGATGGTGTGCCCCAGCTCGTGCTCATACGTCTCCGTGGCGCTGCGCGTACCGGTCAGAGATACGAATATCTCGTTGCCCCGCTGCGCACCGTTGGCCTCTTTGCCGCTGGCCAGCGGGAACATGTCTTTGATGAACCGCAGCTCCGGTGCAGCACCGCCCCGGGTGACTGTGGCGTTTCTGGCCTTGAGGAGCCGCAGCTCACCCGCCAGCTTTTCGCCCAGATACCGGACGCCCTTGGCCTTCAGCGTGTAAACGGAAACACCCGGGCGTATCTCCTGCTGGAGGAACGCATCCGGGTGCTCTTCATATACAGTTTTGACGGCGGCGCGGTTTACTTTTGCTCGTCCTTCAGCAGCTCGGGCTTTATCAGCCCCGCGGCTACCAGCTCCTCGTAGAGCCCGTCGGCTATCCCCTTCGACAGCTCTCTGCTTCTTGCCATCGCTTCTTCCATCTCCGGCGACATCTTGTCCCCGTACTTGGCCTTCAGCTCCTCCTGCTGCTTCAGAAACGTTTCCACCAGACTCTCCGGAACGCTCACCGGCTGCCCCAGATAGTCCGTCATCTCGTACAGCCACTCGTCCGCGTACGGATCGTCCATCTCCTCGTCCGTCTCCGCGTCCAGCAGCTCGCTGTTCTTGGTCAGCTCGTCCTTCATAGGGGGTATCCTCCTTTATCGTTTCGGCTTTGTTGGTGAGGGCGTCGAACATCTTGCCCAACGCTTTCTCAGAGTCCGCGAAGCCCTGCTCCTTGGCCGCCCGGATAAACACATCGCGGGTGACCTCGATGGCCTGTCCGTTCTGCCCGGTCAGCTCCAGCGTCCTCGTACCATCAGTATACTCGTGAACCACGCCGTTTGCAAGACGGTTCTGCAAAGTTTCCTGCGCCGCCAGCTGAAGCCCCTCGGCCATCCGCTGCCCGCTGCTCTTGCCCACGCCCTTCTCTTTCAGCCGCTGACGCAGTGAGGCAGTGGCGGACTGGCTCAGTGCCTCGTTGCCTTCCTGCGTTCGGAGCTGCTCCATCGTGGCGGTATCGGGCATCACGCCGTTGGCCATGTTGATGACGGACAGCGCCGCCGGGCTCTCCCGCAGCAGCGTCTCCTCGTAGTAGCTCACGTTCTCGTCAATGGCGTACTGTGCCGCCGCCCGAAGGAATACGTCGCTGCTCTGACTGAGCTGGGACTGGGTGGCGTAGTAGCCGATGGCCTTGGCCATCTCGTTGGCCTTGGCCTCCGACAGGTGGAAGTTCGTCACCAACTGCTGCCGTGCCAGCTCTGTGTTCGCGGCGGCTTTGGCCTCAACCTCCGCCTTTGCCACGGCCTCTGCCACAGCGCGGAGTGTTGCACCGTCCGTGGTCTTGCCCGCCTCCGTGTTGGCCTTCAGAGTGTCCATGGCCTTGGCGATGTTCTTGTTCACCTTCCCGGCCTGACCCACCACGTCCAGCTCGGTCGCACGGTTCAGCAGGGCAGCGGACTTCTCCGTGTCGGAGTAGGTCTGTGCGGCGATCTTGTTGGTGCGCACGGCACTTCTGGTACGCAGGGTGGTGTTCACGCCGCCGCCGACGCCGCCCAGCACACCGCCGATGGCGAAGTCGTACAGAATGTTCTTCACCGCGTCTCCGACGGAGTCATAGCCGTCCAGCAGATTGCCCTGCTGATCCTTCAGCCCCAGCATGGCGGACACGCCCAGATTCAGGATGTCGGACACCGCTTCTTCCGCGCCCTCTCCTGCCATGTTCTTCGCCATGGTCAGCGCCCAGCGCTTGGCCTCGTTGGTGGTCATGGCCTTGATAGCGTCCTCCACGCCTGCATCGGCCAGACCCTTGCCGTAGATTTTCCCGCCGAAGGCGTCGAACAGGCCCTCGGAAAACATCTCAATGGCCGCGCCGGAGACACCCTTGGCGAAGGTCTTCACGCCCTTCATGCCCAGCACTTCGTCATCTGACAGTCCGGCCTCCCGTGCCTCCCTCGCACTGCCGCCGAAGGAGCGCAGACCGAGGGACGCCATGCCCAGACCCGGGGCGACAAAATTCAGAACCGCGTCGCCCGCCAGCTGCGGCACCTGAGACGCTGCGTCCAGCATGAAGGAGCCCAGCTTGCTCGCGCCCTTCTTGGCCTTCGCCAAGTCAGAGGCAGCACTGGCGGAGAGCTTTTCGGACGTTTCAAACATCTTCTTCTGCTGCTCCTGCTGCCGCTGCTTTCGCCGCTCGGTCAGCGCCTTGTCCTCCTCCTCAATGGTCGTGCCGTTCTCCTTGGCGCGGCGCACCGCCTGACCCAGCTGACCCAAACCGGCGAACTGACCCATGCTGGTTTCACCGGTGGTGGGCGACCACTGCGCTCCTGTCTCCACCAAGTCCGCCGCGATGCTCTTGCCGCCTGACTTGATCGCGTTCCACGTTCGCCGCCACAGAGAGGATTCGTCCTCGCCGTGGTAGGCCAGGTCACTGCTCTTGATGGCTGCGAGCTTCTCGGTGCGCCCGCCGTTGTCCAGCCACTCGGAACCTCCGTAAGCTCCGGAGCCGTACTTATCATCTATCCGAGCCGCCGACTGTGCGGCTCTCTTGTTCAGAAAATCACTTGCCATTGGCCTTCTCCTCACTTATTCACCCACGTGTAAGCGTATGTGCCGTCGGACTTCTTGGTTTCCTTCACCTTCCCCTTGTCCACCAGCACCTTCAGCTCCTGATACGAGAAGCGCCCGTGTCCCGGGATCGCCACCCACCCGGAGCTCGTGCTGCTGGGGTTCACGATGTGGGGGTCTTGGTTCTTGTTCGGATTCATCAGTTTGTCATACGCGGCCTGCGTGTTCGGACCCCAGATGCCGTCCGCCGTCACGCCCAGCTTGCGCTGCCACTCTTTTACCTCCGCAGAGGTCATGGCCGACGGATTAACGCCGGAGCTGCCGGAGCTCGTGCCGCCGGAACCACCGTAGCTCGCGCCGCCGGAGCCGCCGGTGTAGGTGCCGCCGGAACTGCCGGAGCTTGTGCCGCCGGTACTCGTACCTTTCAGCTTGGCCAGCGACAGCGCATAGTCGGCCTGCCACTTCTCCAGCTGGAGGTTGAACTGCGCAACGTCCATCTGGTAGTTCAGTGCCCACTGCTCCAGTGACATCAGCTGCGTGAGATACCTCTGTGTCAGTTCGAGCACCGCGTCGGCCTTCTTATATTCACCTTGCGCACGCAGATCGGCGATCTGGCGTGCGGTATCTGTGGACAGCTTGGTCTGCTGCTGACTCACCGTCAGCCGGTTCTGCGCGGCGGCGTTCATAATACTATCGTATTGCGCTGCGCCTATACCGCCCCGGTCGCCCCGTGCCTCAGCGTACAGGGCTTGGTTGTCCTTGGCACGTGCCTCGTCAATGTTGATCTGATCCTGCTGCGCCTGATACTGCTGCTGCGCGTCCTCCTCGGCACGACGCAGCTCATTGACCCCTCGCTCAACGCCGTAGTTGATGGCGGCTTCCTGCTGCTGCTTTGCGGCACTGAGCCACTGGTCGAGCAGGTTACGCATACCGGAGACATCGGCGGTGACTTTGCCACCGCCGCCCGCAGGCGCGCTCGGGAGCGTGGTTCCGATTCCCGGAGTGCCCGCGCCGGGCTGCTGCGGTTGCTGCGGTTGCTGCGGTTGCTGCGGTTGCGGTTGCTGCTGTTGCTGCTGCTGTTCTTGCTCCAGCTGTTCGCGCAGCGCGGTCTGGTAAGCGTTCCACGCATCCGCCGCATTCTTACCGCCCGCCGCAGCCGTGGAGTTCGCCCCCCACATGCCGTCGGCGTTCGTGCCGTAGAACCGCTGCATGGCTTTGATCTGCTCGGCGGTCAGTCCGCCGTTGTCATAGCCAGAGGAGCTCGTGCTGGGGGTGGTCTGACTGGGCTTGCCGGGTGACGCATTGCCAGAGCCGCCGGAGCCCCCCGACGTGCTGGGGGCGCTGGGCGTACTGGGGGCGCGTGGCGTACTCGCCCCGGTTCCGGTGGCGGGCAGCCCCGGCGCGGTGGCGGGGCCGTTGCCCTTGGCGAAGTCATCCCACGCCGCTTTGTTGTCCTTACTCACGCTGGGCAAAGAGACGCCGCCGGTATTTCCGCTTCCGGTAGTCTTGTTTACGGTGCTTCCTGCCTTCGTGTTGTCCCAGTTGCTCTTGGAGGAGCCGTTGTCCTTGAAGATGTCGCCCACACCCTTCGACACGGAGCCGCCGCCGGAGCTCGTACCGCCGCTGGTGGGCGCGGTTGTCGTACCACCGATAGGCTTGGTTGTCGTACCGCCGGTGGGCAGCCCCGGCGCGGTGGCGGGCCCGTCGCCCTTGGCGACGCTATCCCAAGCCGCTTTGTTATCCTTGCTCACGCTGGGCAAAGAGACGCCGCCGGTATTTCCGGTGCTGCCGCCGGTATTTCCGGTGCTGCCGCCGGTATTTCCGCTTCCGGCCACATCCTTTACAGTGTTGCCAGCCTTCGTGTTGTCCCAGTTGTTCTTGGAGGAGCTGTTGCCCTTAAAGATATCCTCTACGCCCTTCGACACGGAGCTGCCGGAGCTCGTACCACCGCCGGTGGGCTTGGTGGTAGGCTTGGTAGTAGGCTTGGTGGTCGTACCGCCGGTGGGCTTGGTAGTAGGCTTGGTGGTAGGCTTGGTGGTCGTACCGCCGGTGGGCTTGGTAGTGCGCCCTCCGGTGGACTTGTTCCCGGTGCTGCCGGTGGACTTGTTCCCGGTGCTGCCGGTGGGTTTGGTGGTGGGCTTGGTCGTCGTACCGCCGGTTGTTTTATTGCCGCCGGTGGAGTAGATATTCGTCTTGGTCTTGTTTCTGTCGTTGTACGTGTTGGCCTTCGACTGCTCCTTGGCCTTCTTTTCCTCTATTTTCTGCTTTTGCGTCTTTGCGTTGTCTTTCCTCGGCATATCTGCTTTCCTCCTTCGGGAAGTCAATTTTCAGTGTTCACACGGCGCGTTTATCGCTCAGGGGTCGTGTACTTGTAAAGCACCTGCGCCGACACGATGGCCAACCCCTTGTCTGCGGTGTTATCCTTCAGTGTCATGGAAAAACTCCGGACGTGCCGGCAGTCCGGACGGCGCACGGCGATTACGGGGCCGAGCGGATTGATGCCGGTGATCTCCGTCGGCGGTGTTACGGCGAGCGGCGTCGTGTCGTCTCTGGCTCCGAGGTCGGTCAGATAACCGAGGTTGACGCTCGCCGGTACGTCACCGGGAAGGGCAAACACGACCTGCACAACGTCCTTCTGCCGTGTAAGGCTGCCCAACGTCTGCACCGCGAACTGATAATGCTTGTAGATCGGACGCCCGTAGTCGGAGTACAGGCCGGACTTGAAACGGGTAAGCCCTCCGACGGTAGACACCGGCATTTTGGGTATGTCGCCGACGATGTACGTGTTGTGCGCGGCGTCGCGGAAGAACACTGCGCCGCCCAGCTGGGTGAAGCAGAACCAGCTGGGTTCGGTGTAGGAGGACACCTCATAGTCCCAAAGGAAAGCGGTGCCCTCATAAACCAACCAGTAGCGGTGGTCATCGTCAAAGCTGTACACATAGCTGCCTGCGTCATCGACACTGTTCCGCACAAAGGGTAGCAAACCGACCAATTCGTGCCGACCCTCGTTCACCTTGAGGCTGAGGGAGGCCACGTTGTTCTCGTAGGCCGCGCTGCTGGAGAGCAGAATATGCGCCCCGGTATAGGTGTTGCAGAACACCAGATTGTTCTCGATCAGCTGTATCGTCCACGGCAGGTCACACCCGGTCTTGGCGTTCACCGGCTTCGCGGTAAAGGAGATCAGCTCCCGTCCGTCCAGCGTCTGCGTGTCATACTCCAGCTTATGGATCGACCGCTCCTTGAATACGATCAAGTCGCTGTACTGGCGACCAAAGCCCGTCACCGCATCCTCCGTGTCGCCCACCAGATTGTAGTAGCTCATCGGGAAGTACGCCGGGTTCATGGACACACTGTCGTTGCTGTTCCAGAACACGGCGTTCGGCTGACTGGGGCACCCTCCCAGCAGGATGCACAGGCTATCCTTGCCGCCCCCGGAGAAGGCGTACTTGCAGTCCATGACCGCGCTATACGCATCCGGGTTATCGCAGTTGTAGGTGATCTCCACCGTACTGCTGGCGTTGCTCTCCGGCTTCGGCGCAGGGCGGAGTTGCACGTACTCCGAGTCCACAGTGGAAAACTGGCACGCCGGGGACAGTAGCAGCGTGTGCCCCGCGGCTATTGCGGAGGCGAGGGTGAGCACACCTGTGTCTCGGTTGTACGAAAAGGCCGGGGTTGTCGAGAGCGCAGGAGCGACAACCATTTTGCCGACCGCCGGGTACAGCCCGCTGGCGAGCCGGGACAGCTGGTACGTCGTCTGACCACTGACCGCCGCCACCTTAATGGTGTCCTGATCGAAGTACTCCATGCCATCCACAAAGACCTGCTCGGCGTGGGCGCTATAATATGTGGAGCTCACGCCGACGTAGAGCTCGAAGGTGTCCGAGGCGATCGGCGCTTTAAGGAGCTTCACCACGCTGGTGGTCAAGCTCCGTGTATGCCCGCTTACGACGCTGGCTCCCTGCTGGTACGTGCTGGTGTAGGCTTCAGTCAGCGCCCCATTCTTGAAAATCTTTAGTAGGCGCGTGCTTGCGGTTAGGTAGTCCGCAGCCCCCGCAGGAAGCTGTTCGCTGTCTTTCACCAAAGCCCACACGTTAAAGACTTGGGCGAGTTCGCTGCCTGTGGCTGTAACCTTGATCGTTCCACTAAACTCCGCGGTGCCCCCAGAGGGAAGCCAGTACTTGGCTGCACGGTATGTGTACTGAATGGTTATCTGCGCGCCGTCAGCGGGGGGTGTTTTGAAGGTGACGGTGACCCACGCCTCCCCTTCGTTTGACACGGTGTAGTCACTGGCCGGGGTAAGCGTGCCGTTCACGTACACCGCCCCGACATAACGTTCTGCCCGCGAACCGGCAACGTGCGGGCGGGCGAACGCCGTATTCGTGCCGTCGCCGGTGAACGACTTTGTCTCCGTTTGCGTCGTGGCCTTGTACACCACGCGCTTCCGCCCGGTCAGTCTGTTTTCCGGCTGATACAGGTCGCCGGAGCCGGTCGCCGGGTCTGCGTTCAGCACGGTGGTGGGGACATACGCTTCGTCCTCCACGCGCGACATGACGAACTTCAGCCGATCCTCCGGCATGTACTGGATGCGGTAGAACCCGCCGTGGTGCTGGAGCGTCGTGCTGCTGCCACCCGCTATGATCGTCTCCTCCCACGCCCCGTTCTTGTAGAACAGGTCGTCCCGGTACCGGAAAAAAGTGCCTCGCACCGGGTTCAGATCGGTCAGCATCGGGTGGTAGATGACGGGTTTGACGGACGGGTCGAAGTAATACATGACCCGCCCGATGTGGACGAAAGCGTGGTCGTAGAAGGTGTCTGCGTAGGCGGCCACCGTCGCACCGGAGCGCTCCGGCTCACCCGTGTCCACGGTGGTGGCGATCTCCTCCTGCCCCGGACGGCACTGAAGCATACCATCCTTCCACCACATGTTCAGCATGTAGGGGGACTCGTTCGCCTTGAGCAGATAGTCCGCGTCCCGAAGGTTCAGCCCGCCGTTCAGCTCAGGGAAATTCACGGAATAGGTCTTGTTCGGGTCGGGGTATTTCGACAGGTTAATATACATCGCTACCACTCCAATTCGTCGCGTATATGTCCTCCACCTGCGCTGCCTCGGCGCTGATGCCCGCTGACATCTTGGCCAGCTTGTCCTCGTACTTGTTGTAGAACAGCGAGCACCGGAAGGCGTCGCTGTCGGCCAGCAGGAAAGAGGCAACATAGAACGGGATCGCCATGTGCGTCTCTTCTGTATTGTCCAGCCTGATCTCGTCCGGCTTTGTGCTCGTGCTTGCGCTTTCCTGCACCAGCGCCGGGTACCGATAATAAGTGATGGTGTAGTCCCCGGACTCGTCCTTCGGTATCAGCACATAGTCCCGCCCTTCAAGCCGGTAGTGGTTCGTGTGCAGACGCCGCCCGTCCGCTGTCCGGATAACGGAGCCGGTCTGGAACTGGTAAAAATTCTGGGGCAGGCGGTACCGCTTGTACTCGCCGACCTCGTCGCAGTACAGCTCCGTCAGCTCGACCGAGGCGGGAATCTTCTTCGCAGTTGTGGCGATCTCCATGATCGCATCGTTTACCAAAGACGGGATGCGATTGATAAAATCGGCCTGATTGTTATAGGTAGTCGGTACATCCGTACCGGCAATGGAATACTGGTTCAGCAGCTTCAGAACCTGATTCTGAACCCAACCGTATGTCATATTCGTACCTCCTCTTTGAAAAACGACGGGAGGCTCCCGAAACCGGGAGCCTCCCTTTGAGGTGTGCCTCAGATCACCGTCACGTTGATGACGGTGGTGTCGGAACCCGCAGTCAGGGTCACGGTGTAGTCCGTGCCGGCAGCAGCGGACGCCTTGGCCGCGATGGTCACCGCGCCGCCGGACACCGTAGCGGTCAGGTCGGTGTTGGCCGCGGAGCCCTTCTTGACGGCTGCGGTCACAGCGGTCGTGCCGAAGTTGATGGCATCGACAGTGATGCTCTCGCCCTTGTTCAGCACCAGAGTGCGCTCGGAGGCGGAGAAGGGGCCGCTGTAATAGATGGCGTCCTTCTTGTTCTTCAGAACAAAGGCGTCATAGGAGAAGCGACCCTCGCACAGCCAGCCGGACACGCCGGGGGCATCGGTATGCACCTTGTACTCGGACAGCACCTTGGCGGCCACGGTAGCGATGGGGTGGCACAGGATGAACTGGCAGCCGGCGGGCAGACGGGAGGCGGGAACCTTCACGATCTTGCAGCCGTCCACCTCACCCAGCAGGCCCTTGATCAGAGCGTTCTGAGCGGTGTCGCAGTCGCGCATGAACGCGGGATCCTGCTTCAGCAGACCGGCAAAGGCATAGCTCACCAGCGCCACGCGGCCGGTGTCGGGCACGTTGGCGTTGCCCAGCGTCTCCTGTGCCTTCAGCAGCAGAGAGTACGCATTGGCGGTAGTAGCAGCGGTAGCGCTGTACGCACCGGCGTTAGCGGCGATCTGGCCGAAGGTGTAGGTGTCCACCTCGGGGATGGTCTTCAGGGACATCTGACGCGCGACGGCGCGGGAGGCGTCCATCACCATCATGGACTGGCTCTTGTTCAGCTTGTCGATGGTGAACGTCCAGCCGCGGTCACGGCGGATGGTGAACTGCTGGGTGTCGTTCTGGAGCTCGTCGGGGGTGCCATAGCGGTTCGCGCCGGAACGGCTGTAATTGTGGTTGTCCACGGCAGGGATGTCGTAGACATAGATGGAGTTCACGCCGTTCCAGTCATAGTCATTGTTGGTGACCAGACCCAGCAGCGCTTCACGAGTGAACTGCTCGTCCACCTTGGGAGAAAACTTCTTAGCGAGATTAACAGACATAGTTCATTTCCTTTCTTTGACAGGAAGCCGAACGTCGTCCGCGCGGAATTACCACCGCTCCATGTCGAATCCTTTCAGCCAAGGATCCTCTTTGGCCGGTGTCACATCGCCCCCGCCGCTTACGGGCTTTACGGGGGCTTTTGCTGCGGCTGCGGCGTTCTGCTTCAAAATGTTGTTTTCCTTCTGATATGCTGCGACGGTTTCGTTGGTCTGCTTGACCATTGCGTTCATCCGATCCTTCATGGCGCCGAGCTCCTCGAACAGCTGCGCGAGCCGGTCATCGTCAGGAGTGGCCGGAGCCTCGGGCTCCTCGCTCTCCTCATCCGTGAGCGGGTACGCCTTGCCGTCAGAGGCGGCGGCAGCCACCAGCTTGGCCACGCCTTCCGACATGCCGGAGTCAAGCTGCTCCTGATACACGCGCCGGTAGGCTTCCTTGGCCTTGGCCTCCTGCATACGGTCGAACGCTGCGGCCTTCTGGAACCACGTTGCGATGTCGTCGTCCGTGGACTCATCCACGTTGACCTCCACGTCCTTGTGGTTCACCTTGGCCGTCAAAATACGAGACTGCTTTCGCGCCGGCTCCGGGGACGGTTCCTCGGTCGCAGGGGCTTCCGCTGCCTCGGCGTTTGGCTCAGCTGCCTCCGGCGCGTCCGTGGTGGGGTCGGCCTCGGCAGTGCTCTCCTCGTTGAGCTGCGCCAGCAGAAACGCCTCGTCACTCAGCCCGTCGGCGGGGTCACGGGGCAACTCCTCCGGTCGTTCAGCACCGGCGAACAGATCGTCCTCGCGCTCCAAACCGTCGGTGGGCGCGATACCGTCGTTGCCGCTGATCGAGGTGTTACCAAATACGTCTTCGTTCATAGGGGTATTCCTTTCTCCCCATGGTGAGGGGATCAAATTATTTACAAAAAGAGACACGGCGTTGGTCACCGTGCCTCTTGTTGTATCGAGTTGTCAGGTGTTGATTCAGGGGGAAACCGCCGCCCAAGCTCCGTTGACCACCTTCAGGATTTTGCCGTTGTCGGCGGCAGTCACGGCAGGCAGTTCAATGGGTGCGTAGGGCTTGCCGTTGCCCTGCACGAACGTGATGTTGTCCAGCGCGTCCTTGCAGGCCGTTGTCAGTTTGCTGCCGAAGCTGGACTCCACGGCATCCAGACTCAGCTGCCCGGCGATAATCAGCTGACACAGCTGAAGCTCGTCGGACTTACTGACATCATTGGCCAAGATACCCAGTGCGGCATCGTTATTCGCTACGGTACCGTTCTCCGCAATCGGCGTGCCAGCCTTTAGGAAGGTACCTGTTACATTGGGCCAGTTGATGTACTGGTCAATGTACTTGGGCCTCGTGTTTTTATAGATGATCTTCGTCATCCGCTTTCACCTCACTTCACCAGCTCCCACGTGCCGCACGTTCCTGTGCTGTTCATGATCTTCACCAGCAGCTCGCCGGGGGTCATAGGCTCCAACGGCTCCGCAGGCTTTGTCTCCTCCACATACGGAATCCCGAACCACTCACACAGCCCTTTGGCCGCGCTCTCGGCGATCTCCTTCATGTGGGTGTGGAACCATGTGGCGTCATCCATGTTGTCGTGGAACACGTGCTCCTCGTAGAAGGAGACAGCCTTCGGCACACGCAGCTCGTACAGGCCGCTCCGCGCCACCAGCTTCACCGTGCGCGGGTAAATCTGCTTCCGGTACTTCACCATAATCTGGCCGAGCTTCTTGCCGTTCTTCGAGTAGGTGTAGTACATAGGATGGCATCCCCGGGAGTTGCCCTTACCGTCTGCGCTGCCGTTGGTATGGCTGACGTAATGCACGTCCGCGCCCCACGCGTCGCTCTCCCGCACGTTCTGCTTCATGATGGCATCGCCGTTGTCGCCGTTCATGGGTGTACGCCGATAGCCGCGCTTCGTCTCGATGCCGCAGCGGTTCAGGATCGGCTCCAGAATGTCGATGTACTCGTTGTTCTCCAGTGCCTCATAGCACTGTTTCCCGTCCGGGCGCGGATATACACAGGGGTTCGCCATGTGCATAGCCGGGGACAGGTAGACCTTCGGGGCGGCCATTTACATGGCCTCCTCGTCGTTGGTAGACTTCATCTGCTTAAAAATCTGATTAACGCCCGTGGCAGTCAGGCCGGACATAATGCCCACGGCGACCGCCGTAAAGTAGTCCTCGGCGGGGAAATCCGGCATGTGGAATGCCAGCGCCAGCGCACCGATGATGCCGCCGCACACGCCGCAAATGATGGGGATCCACTTGCTGTCCAGCGCCGTGGCCTTCACGATCATGCCGATCAGATAGCAGATGACGATGATAGCGGCGACAGTCGCCACTCCGATAGTGTTGATGTCCATAGTTTTATCCTTTCCGGCTTTACGCCTCTCGCTTGATGGGCAGCTTCCTTACTTCCTCCATGACCCGTTTTGCGCTGCCGTTGCCGCCCATCTTTTCATACGGCTGGTACAGATAGTCATTGAGGTTTTCGTACTCGTCCTGCGTGACATAACCCCGGGTCACGTACGCCATGCCCAGATGGACGATGCGGTCATGCGCCAGACCCACCAGCATCTTCCGCTCTGCATCGTTCTTGTCCGCCCGCTTCGATACCAGTGCCCACAAGCCACTGCTTGTCAGCACCGCTACCGCCAGCGGTACGACAATCTGCTGTACCCACGGTTCCATTCGCTCTCCTTTCTGGGCTTCCGCCCCATCCATTTTCAAACAACAAAAAATGTTTTCTGTTACTCGATTGTGCACATTGCTTTGATTACATTTGCCCCGTTGTCCGCCAATATGCATATATTCGTCTCATCTGTTGCCATTACTCTCGGAGTGTACCCGCCCGGAAGCGCCACCGTCTGACCATAGATTCCGGTGTAAAACAGGTTGTCGGACTGTAACACTTTTATTGCGCCTGCACTGTTTACCCCCACAACTGTGTACAGGCCTCCAGCATAAGCCATGCCTATGATTGTAAGTGCTTCGTCGGTAATTTTAATACCACCTGTTGGCTGACTGGTAGTTATATCTACACCAGACTTAAACCAGTATAAATAAGTTCCCTCATTTCTTACGCAAATAACAAACAAGCTCCCGTTCATAGAGCGTATCATTTTAGCGCCCTGCAAACAAGCAAGTGTTTGCCCACTATATGAGGAATCGTTACCAACATACTTACAAATATATCCATTTGTAGTGATAAAGATTGCGCTTTCATTCCAGTCACAACTACTTATAAAACCCCCTGATGCAGAAGGGATGCTTTTATATATTCCGCTTGTTGAGCCCTTTGGAAATCTTACTATAAGCCCATCATCTCCTGTTTCCCCCACAACATACGCGGCTGGGCTCGGTCCAGAGTTTATCGCACATATATCTTCATAGGAATATGAAGATAGAGAGATGCTCAGATAGGTATACGCTGTACTAACTGACCTAAAAGTGGCAACATCTTGGAAAATGATAGTACGTTTCTTGTATGCGCTGGATTCGAAGCACACTAAAACACGTGTACCATCACAAGTAATTCCTTTTACAGGAAACACATGAGAAGATGCCAGCTTAACCGCTGTAAGTGCATCAGCGGTAGCCCCATACAGTTTGTACATATCTCCTGCGCTGTCATTTCCCGCACCATACCAGTATCCATCGTAGTAGCACAACGCTTTTACCGTGATAGGTGCTGCTGTTTCGACAGTTCCCGGCGAAACGATTTTTGCGAACTTGTCAATCCACTGCACAATTCCTGCAATCCCGTCCACCGCATCCTGCATCTGGGCGATGGTCTTTGCACCGGTCGTCCCGGCCTTAGTGTTGATGTGCTGGGCAAGGCTGTCCAGCTTGCTTTTTGTTACTACAACCTTAGCCATACGCCACCTCGTCACCATTGGGGATCTCAGCCAGCACCAGCGCTGCAATTTCGGACTTGTCAGCGGCGGTAAGGACGTAGTCGGCGCCAGCTGCGCCAGGATCGCCCTTTGCACCGGGATCGCCCTTCGGCCCCTGGGGGCCAGTCGCGCCGGAATCACCGGGATCGCCTTTTTCCCCGGCTGCACCTCTGGACGGCTTACCAGTGTCCGTATCACCGATATACCAGTTTCCGTTCGTCCCAATGCGGGGTGTGGTGCCGTCCTTTCCCGCTGCGCCGGGCTCACCGGGGTCGCCCTTTGCTCCTGTGGCACCTCTGGACGGCTTGCTGGTATCGGTCGTACCGAGGAACCAGTTGCCGTTTGTTCCGATGGTCGGCGTGATGCCGTCTGCTCCTTTCGGCCCCTGCGGGCCGGCCGCGCCGGGCTCCCCGGGGTCGCCCTTTGCTCCTGTGGCACCCCTTGACGGCTTGTTGGTGTCGGTCGTGCCGAGGAACCAGTTGCCGTTTGTTCCGATGGTCGGCGTGATGCCATCGGCGCCGGCAGCACCCGTCTCGCCCTTGTCGCCCTTCGCGCCGGGGTCACCCTTTGCACCGGTTGCGCCTGTGGCACCTCTGGACGGCTCGCCAGTGTCCGTAGTCCCCAGATACCAGTTGCCGTTCGCGCCGATGGTCGGCGTGATGCCGTCCTTTCCCGCTGCGCCGGGCTCACCGGGATCACCCTTCTCACCGGTGTCACCCTTCTCTCCTGGGATGCCCTGCAAGCCCTGCGGCCCCTGAGCGCCGGTGTCTCCCTTGGGGCCCTGTGCGCCGGTGTCACCCGTGGGGCCTTGTGGTCCCTGCGGACCCTGTAGCTTGCCCACGCTGGTCCAGTCGCCGTTCAGCGCCGACCAGATGAATATTTCGTCATTCTCGCCTGTCACCTGGTAGGCGTACTCGTTGCCGGTGGGGAACGCCTGCTTCAGCGCTGCCAACGTCGGGTAGATGTCCTTGATGGTGAAGGACTTGCCATCCTCGCCGGGATCGCCCTTCTGTCCCTGGGGCCCGGTGGGGCCAGTTGCGCCCGTGTCACCCTTCGGCCCCTGGGGGCCAGTCTCGCCGGGCTCACCGGGGTCACCCTTTTCCCCGGCTGCACCTCTGGACGGCTCGCCCGTGTCCGTAGTCCCCAGATACCAGTTGCCGTTCGCCCCAATGTGGGGTGTGGTGCCATCTGCGCCTTTCGGCCCCTGCGGGCCTGTCGCACCCGGGTCACCTTTCGGCCCCTGCGGGCCAGTTGCGCCCGCGTCGCCTTTCGGCCCCTGCGGGCCTGTCGCACCCGGGTCACCTTTCGGCCCCTGCGGGCCAGTCGCACCCGTGTCGCCCTTCGGCCCCTGCGGGCCAGTTGCGCCCGCGTCGCCCTTCGGCCCCTGCGGGCCAGTTGCGCCCGCGTCGCCCTTCGGCCCCTGCGGGCCAGTTGCGCCCGCGTCGCCCTTCGGCCCCTGCGGGCCAGTTGCGCCCGCGTCGCCCTTCGGCCCCTGCGGGCCAGTTGCGCCCGCGTCGCCCTTCGGCCCCTGCGGGCCAGTGTCGCCCTTATCGCCCTTTGGCCCCTGCGGGCCAGTCGCGCCCGTGTCGCCTTTCGGCCCCTGTGGGCCAGTCGCACCCGTGTCGCCCTTCAGCCCCTGCGGGCCGGTTGCACCCGTGTCGCCTTTCGGCCCCTGCAGGCCAGTTGCGCCAGTGTCGCCCTTGTCGCCCTTGTCGCCCTTGTCGCCCTTGATGTACCGGAGATCGGTCACCACCTCGAAGGTAACGGTGCGCGGGGTTTCGATATTGAAATTTGTTGCAGCCATATCACAGCACCGTCCTTACCGCAGAGCCCCGGACATCATCCACATAGAACGACGTACCGAGCACACCCTGCGCGTTTTTGAACTTAACGCGCGCCTGCCCCATGACCGGGCCCGACAGGAGATACGTCTCCTGTTGGGTCAACGGGAACAGGAACAGTGCGTTATCTTCATCGTAGCCCACCTCGCCGGGGTACGTCTTGCGAAGCTGCCCAATGACGAACTCGATCAACTCCACCTCGTCCAGCGTAAATCCCGAACCGGAAAGGGGGAGATAATAGGCATCACCCTGCATCGCCATGTGTACTCACTCCTTATCTTGAGGCTCTCTCGTTGCCCATGGCCAGAGCCGTTTTCTTTGCGATGTTCGGCAGCTCATCAAAGCGCTGCTCCATCTGCGTCGGCAGCCCCTGAACCATCTTGTCCTGACTCAGTGGCCCACCCTGCGCCGGTGCCGTGTCGCTGCCAGCGGACACCGGCGTACCCGCCTCCGGGATAGCCGCGCCTGCTGCGGCGTTCGCCTGCGTGCCCTGCGCGATCCGCCCGCGCAGCTCGTCGATCAGCTCCTTCTTCTGGGGGATCAGCTTGTCCGGCAGGCGCTCCAGATACTGGATCACGTCCAGCGTTCCATCCCGACGGAGGTTATCCAGCGTCTGCGTCATGGCGATCTCGCTGAAGTAGGTGGTCGCGCCGGCGTCAATCTTCATGCTCAATGCCACATTTTTCAGCTGGCTGAAGTCGAACTCCTCCACGACCTTGTACGTGACCTCCTGCGTCTTCATCCGTCCGGTCATGGGGTCGATGACAGGTACGCCGTCCTCGCCGATCACCAGGTCCTTGAAGACCTTACTCATGATGACTGGGCGCTTACCGTACAGCGTGCCCTGCATGTCCAGTATGACCTTGCAGCAGTCCTCCAGCCACTCGTACTCTCCCGCCCGGATGTTCTCCAGCGGTACTTCCGCGTTGGTGTTCAGCACCATCAGCGCCGAGGTGTTCTCAGGCTTCACGTTGCCCATCTGGGCATCCGTCGTACCGAGGCACTCCTTCGTGTACGCCATCGCCTTGTCGATCAGGGCGAACACCTGATTGGACATGTCGGAGGGCTGAAGATTATATGCCACCTGCTGTATGCTCTGCCCGGGTTGAATACCGTGTACACCGATGGCCTGTCCGATCTCGTTGTTCCAGCTGGAGATCAGGTCAGCGTTGTATACGGTTTTCGGGAAAGCCATCAGATCCACGTGCCGGATGGCCGAGGCGAACAGCTTGTTAATGGAAATCTGGTTCGGCAGCAACCCGGTCACCAACGCACGCCCGTGGTACTGGTTCTTTTGGCGCTCCCAGTTGCCCCACGCGATGGGGTACAGGCTCAGCCCGGTGTCCACGTCCTCATAGATGATCGTGCTGCGGGTGGCCTTTGTTACCCGCACGGTAGTCACGGTTTCCTTGGCCGGAACCATCTTCGGTATCAGAAGTCCGTTGGCGTCCTCTTCGTACTTGGGCATGCCGTCCGGGCCCAGCTCCGGCTCCATCACTGTCAGCCCCGTCTTGGGGTCGATCATCTCCTGCTCCTTCTGCACCTTGGTGTACATGTAGCAGTAGAGCACCTTGCCCACATCATCGTCGGCCTGCGCCTCGGTGCGCCCGCCGACACCGGCAAAGTCCCAGCTCTCACTGTCGGCCTGCACAAGGCTTTCGTCGCTCTTTGTCGCCGCCGTGCCGGACGCCATGCCGTTCCGTGTCCGGCGGAACTGTTCCATCTCGCGCCGGAGGTTCATCGCTGTATCACGCCCCACCACGATGACGTAGGGCTGCTTCTGGATGTCGAACTCGTTGGGGTTACCGAACATCACGTTGATACCGTCTACCAGCTCCATGCCGATCTCACCCCGGTGGGGCCCGAGCCTCGCTCCGAAGGGCTGCGCCGTCGCGTCCCAGTAGAAATGCGCACAGTAGTCGCCGGTCTGCACGCCGTCATACAGTGCCTCACGCAGCCGGTAGTCGAAGTTCAGCTTCTCCAGCAGGTTGTTCACCGAGGCATTGGCGAAAGCGGCCACGTCGTCGTCCGGCCCCGCCATGCCGCTGCCGTCATAATGCGCCAGTGGTTCAAGGCGTACCGTTACCGCGCTGGAGGACAGTGACGCAATGAACAGACTGGCGACGCGCTTGAGAATATTAAATGTGGGCTTCGGCAGCCGGGACATCGCCGGTGTCTGTGGCAGGTTCTGCCACTGGTTGCCGATGAAAAACTCCGTGTTGGTGCGCACTACGTTGTACTGGTTCGGCACAAGGGAGTTGTTGTACGCCTTGCCGCGCTCGTAGTACTTCCACACGTTGGTCATCTGGTTCTTGATCTGGTTCAAATCTCCTCACTCCCCTCGTCACCATAGGGTCTGTTCGTCTGGCCGTAGGCCATCTCTGCCGAGTAGTTTTGCAGCTCCGCGAACGCCTTCTGCTGCTCCCGCATCCTCTGAAGCTCATCCTCGCCCGGGCGCTCTGCTTTCGGTGCCATGTAGCGATCCACCTTGCCCCGCAGCTTGTACCCGGCAAAGGCGCTCAGGAAAACAAGCGCCAGAACAGCCAGTGTGCCAAGGACACCGTATATAAAAGACATGCCTCGTACCTCCGTCTTTCTGTTGTCTGGTTGCGCAGTCGGGAGTCGAACCCGAAGCTCCGGGACATGACCCCGGAATGTTACCTTTACACCACCGCGCGATATAGCTTGGCTCCGGGTGAAAAAGGAGGAAATCACCCGGAGCCCCGTTTGTTTATTGCTTAATACACATCGAACTCCGGCGTGGCGTACACGTCATAGAGCGAGCCGTCCAGATACCGCTCCTGCTCCTGTGCCGCGATTGCACGGCTGCCATACGCATCGTCTGCCTCTGGGACTGCCGCGATGCCGGGACTGAAGATCAGATAGCCCAAGCCTTGGCTGCAAGCGTCCACGCAGTCGTCGTGCGCGCCGGCAGGGAAGGCCGTGAACTCGTCGATGAACTCCTCCACCCACGGTTCGCCCTCCGGCAGGAGCACGTTCCCGCTCTCGATGGCGGGGCTGATGGCGTTCACACGGCTGACCTTGCCGCCCTTCGGTGTAACCGAGATCACGCCGATGTACTTGCTGCGCAGCGTCTGGATAATCGCGCTGCCGTTGGCCTTGTCCTCGATCACGATGTACCGCGTCTCCGGGTAGAGCTGCTTCACCATGGCGATAGCCTGCACCGTGGCCGGGAAGTCCATGTGCCGCTTGAGCACATAGCGGACGTAGTAGTTGTTCCCCAGCTTACTTATGACCTCTATGGCCACGTAGTCGTTGTCCTTGCCGTCCTTGAACGTTGCGTCCACGGAGATAATGGTCGTTCCGAACACGGTGATGTCCTTCGGGTTGAAGAACCGCCACCACTCGCGCCGGACGAGGTTGCCGCCCTCCACGCGCGGTGAGCACTGGTACAGCGCCTGCCACGCCCGGTGTCCTCCGCCGTGGGAGATGTCGTTCAGGTAGGACTCCTTGAACTGTTTGAGCCATGCGTTGTCCTTGCCCAGCTCCGGGCACAGTGCCTCGCCTATACTCCTGCCCAGCGGGTCGTTCTCCTCTGCCTCCACGGGCAAGCGTATCAGTGTGACGTTCTGTTCCCGGGCGATGATGCGCGCCAGCAGGTCGTCCTCTGACCACGGCGTTGCGATGACGATGACCTTCGCCTTGGCCGCGAGACGGGTCTTCAGCGTGTGCTGCCACTCGCTCCACAGCTTCTCGCGGTACGTCTCCGACGCGCTCTCCTCGGCGTTCTTGATGGGGTCGTCTATGATGATCAGGTTGGCCGGGTTGCCCGTGATGCCGGACATAATGCCCCGGCTGATCATCTTGCCCCAGCCGTTGGCGAGCTCAAACTCGTTCGTTGTCCAGATGCTACCCTTGTCCATACCGAACAGCTTCGACCCGAACTGCTCGATCTTTTCGATGTTCTTCCGCCCGAACCGCTTGGCCGTGTCGTCGTTGTAGCTGGCCTCGATGATCCGGTGGCGCGGATACCGACCCAGATACCAGCTGGGGAAGCTCTCCGTGACCGTCAAACTTTTGCCGTGCTGCGGGCTCGTTTCGATGACCAGTATGTCAAAGGCGTTCCCGGTGTCCGTCTCCACGAACTCCTGCACCTTGTCCGCGAGGAAGTCCGACATCCGCGTCCGCTTCCACTGCGCACCGTGTACGTAGTACAAATAATGCCTAAACGACCGCCGTGCCAGCTCTCTACTGGCCATCTCTTTCCGCAGAAGCTCTACGTCGCCGTCCTCGCCGTATTGGACTTCAGGCAGCTCATCCTCATATAAATATTCGTTGTCCATAGAACTCCCTCGAAAAAGTCTCCAGTTTGGTGTGACACGCCGCCCAGTCTTGCCGCCTGTTGCCTGTCCTTTGCCTCGGTCATACACTGGCCCGGTGTTGCAGGTCTGATGACAAGGCTGGGCGACTGTATCAGATTTTTCAAATGTCTTCTCTGGGACACACTGTCAGGAGGTGCGAGAAGTCCTGTTCGCTTTCAGGGGTCTTTGCTTATAACCCGCAATCGTAAGCCCCGGCATAAAAGCGCCCAGTGACTTCACCACTGGCATAAGATCACGCATAAAAGCACCCACATAAACACCGCATAAAAGCACCCAGTAACTTCACCGCCCTTTTGTTGGGGCAGGGAAGTCACTGGGTCAGTGTATTAGTGGGTCAGCGGCCGTGCTACTTTAGCAAGTTAAAGCAACGGATTGAAAATCTGAAAAATTTTCGAGCCGCTATTCGTACCCCTCCCCGGCTCTGACGCGGCGGGGGCACCCCCGGGGGAGGGGTAGATACCCGGTAGGTATAGGGTTGCTTACTACATAGATTAAGCACCCTACGCCCAGCAGCCCTTGTGTACCAAGGGCTGCTGGGGTTTTCACTTCTCGTCTGGCAACCTGCTGGCAACCATAGCCTCCAGTTCCTCGTCTGTCAGCTGTGTCAGATCGAGGGACTTCACCGGTTTATCGGTGACGTTCATCTGGTAGGACTCCGTGGGCTTCTCACCCACCGTATCACGGACAAAGCGCGCCGCCTCGATGTCGCCGTCTACTGCTTTAGCAGTAGCGGCGAAGGCCATCGCACCGCCGTAGGTGGCCGGAAAACCCGCTTCTTTGAGCTTTTTGGCCTTCTCTTTATCGTCTATGGGAGACGACAGGATCAGCGACAGCAGCTCTCTCTGTGTTCTGTACTTCCGCCGTGCTTCCCTCCCGGCGATTCCCGCTTTCCGGCACTGCTCCGTCCTCTGTTCGGGAGTTAGCTTTGAGTAGTATTCCATCAGCGCATTACGCTTGGGCTTCTGTTCATTTTGCGACATAAACGCCATCTCCTTTCGTTCCTTCGTCTATATCCAGTATATATAATAGCACACTTAGTAACTGACATTCACTGACAAGGTTACGTATAACGTTGACCAAGGTTAAATAGAACGAGTCAATAGGTTTTAGGTTAGAAAAATAATCACCAGTGCTCACACTGGTGATTATTTTTCAACCGTTAGGAGTATTTGAGAAAAATTTTCAACGAAAATTTTTCTCAAATACTCCGTAAAAACCTATTGACTCTATTTGGGTAGAGGTAGGGGCTGTCAATCGCGCGCCACAATGGGGGCCGTGGCCAGCGCCGCTGAGCCGCTCCGCCGTGAGCCGACAGGAGGTCTGCCGGACGGCGTGCACCTTTACAAGTTAATGGTTGTCTCTAACCAGAAAAGAGACTTGAGTATCCTCTGCTAAAGCAGGCCAGAGCTCCCTATGGGAGTGTGGAAAGTCTGCGATGACATAAAGCAAGATACTGACTGGGTCAGCTATGTTGGTATCCTCCGATACCACCTGATGAGTCCTTTTCCCAAGATAAAAGGACGAAACTACATATCCCTCGGGATATGTAGTCGTGGGATGTCTTGAACTTCCCCAAAATTTAGGAGGATGAAAAGTATGAATACTAACACCAACGAGCTGACTAACTGCATGAACTGTGGCTGCACTGATGAGGAACTGTTTACCGTTATGGTGGATGGTGAGGAAAAGACCCTTTGTGCTGATTGCCTGTGCGAAATGGGGTGGGATCGTTGCGGTGACTGTGGCGAATGGACGGAGGAGAATCTCATCTCCATCAACGATGGAGAGAACTACGTCTGCGAGGCCTGCGCCGATGACTACTACCGTTGCGATGAGTGCGGGGAGTACTACTCTCGGGATCACGTCTTCACAGATGACTACGGTAACGTAGTCTGCCATGACTGCTACGATAGACAGTGCTACCACACCTGCGCCGACTGTGGCCGTCTGATGGATGAATACGACAGTAACTTCTGCGAGGCCGACGAAGAGTACTACTGCGATGCCTGTTACGGGGAACACCAGCACAGCACGGGTGTCGAGGATTATAGCTACAAGCCGGATCCCGAGTTCCACGCCCGCACCTCCGAGCACGAAGAGCGTAAGCTCTTCATCGGTGTAGAGCTGGAAGTGGACGACGGTGACGACGCCGGTGACCTGTGCCGTGACCTGCACGGGCTGGATCAGCCCATCTACATGAAGCACGACGGCTCCCTGAACGACGAGGGCGTGGAGATCGTCACACACCCCTGCACGCTGAACTATCACCAGTACGAGCTCAAGTGGGGCGCGATCATCCATGCCTGCGAGAGTAACGGGTACAAGTCCCACAACACGACCACCTGCGGCCTGCACACCCATGTCAACCGCAACGTGTTCGGGGACGACGAGTACAGTCGCCGTGCCGGGTGCGCCAAGCTGGTGCTGCTGGTAAACTCCCTGTGGGACAAGCTGGTGACGTTCTCCCGCCGGAAGCCGAACGCGCTGGAAAGCTGGTCTGCCCGCCCCTACCTCCGCGAGTGGGACGACATCACCAGAGGTGAGTTCGACGGCAACGACGATGACCTGATCGAAATGGCCTACGCCACGGAAGATCGGGGACGCTATCAGGCTATCAACCTGACCAACTGCGCCACCGTGGAGTTCCGCCTGTTCCGGGGCACGCTCAAGCGCGGCACCCTCATGGCCACCTTGCAGTTAGTCAGCAACATGACGCGCTACGCCGCCGCCCACACCCCTACGGAGTGTGTACACGCCACATGGGCGGACGTGCTGGGCGTGGAGCAGTACAAAGAACTGACTGCGTACTGCACCGAACGCGGCCTTCAGACCGTCTGAAGGCCGCCCGTACCCCACCTGATGAGTGCCGGACGGCAACCGGCCGAAACTCCCTCTTTAGAGGGAGTAGTGGGAAGCCATTTCCCCAAAACAAAATTAGGAGGATGACCAATATGTGCATTATTGCTGCTAAACCTGCCGGCGTTGCTATGCCGGACAACGACACCCTACGCACCATGTGGAACGTCAACAGCGACGGCGCGGGCTTCATGTACGTGGAAAAGGGCGCTGTACGTATCGAGAAGGGCTTTATGAAGTATAAGAACTTCATAAAGGCTTTGGAGAAAGTCGGCGCACGCCTCGACCTGACCGCCACACCCGTCGTCATGCACTTCCGTATCACCACCCACGGGGGCACGCTGCCCGAGAACACGCACCCCTTCCCGATTACGGAATCGCTGGGCGCGCTGAAAAAGCTCAAGTCCACCACGGACGTGGGCGTGGCGCATAACGGGATCATACCCATCACCCCGCGAAAGGGTATCTCCGACACCATGGAGTACGTGCTCTCTCAGCTTGCACCGCTGAAAAAGGCTCTGCCGACGTTCTACAAGAACAAGTACGCCATGCAGCTCATCGAGAACGCCATCGACAGCAAAATGGCCTTCCTGACTAAGGAAGGCCGTATTTACACCATCGGCGACTTCAACGAGAAGGACGGCGTGCTGTACTCCAACCATTCCCACGAGAAGTGGTACAGCCGGTACACCTACGGAAAGTACTCCACGTACCCCTTCGACTGCTTCGCAGAGAACGACGAGTGGGACGACATCGTGCCCTCCACATGGATCGCGTGCAGCTGGCTGCCGGACGGCTGCTACATTAAGGACGACACCAACGGTGCCCTGTATGAAGCTGCCGACTGCCTTATCGACGAACACGGGAACGTGTACGGCTTCGACTACGACAACGACGCTGTGTACCCCCTGGGCGGCACCGCATACACACCGGAGGGCACCTTCGCGGCCTATGACGAGGACGACGCGGAATACTTCCCCGTGACAGACGTGAAAGACCTGCCCATGCCGCTCTGATACCCACCTGACGAGTGCTGGATGGTAACCAGCCGAAACTCCCTCGTAAGAGGGAGTAGTGGGAAACCACGACCAACATGCTACCTCTCTATTCATCCTCCCTACCCACCTGATGAGTGCCGGATGGTAACCGGCCGAAACTCCCTCGTAAGAGGGAGTAGTGGGAAACCACAACATAACTGACCGAAAGGAGCTACTATGCCGGATCACATTCAGCTGTTGCTTCTTCTGCTCTTTGCGGGCTTCTACCTACTGGCAGCCCTGCACCTGATCGACTACCTGTGCATTATGTGGAAGGAGATGAGAAAGAATGAAAGGCTACAACGAGGACGGCCTGCGGAATCTTGCCTGCGCCATCGTAGAGCAAGCCGCGGTTGACTACCGCGCCGCTGCGTCAGGCTACCGTAACGCCCACCAGATCGCCCGTGACAGCACGCGAACCTCGGGGGAGCGCGCCGTATACCGGGGGCACGAGACACGCTACCAGCACCGTCTGGACGAGCTGGCAGCATTCTTTGCCGGAGAGTACTGCCACCACCTGTGCGGCGATGCAGCCGGGGCGATCCTGTCCGGGCTGCGCGCCGAGTGTACGACCACGCCCACCTGACGAGTGCTGGATGGCAACCAGCCGAAACGCCCTCTTTAGAGGGCGTTGTGGGAAGCCATTTCCCCAAAACAAAATTAGGAGGATGACCAATATGCGCGAAATTTATGCTGTGTTTGTACCTGGGGACAACACGTCGGCTGAGATCACGAAGCTGCGCGGGGACGACGTGTACGCTGCCCTGCGTGACCGCCTCGGCGGGGACATAGAGCGCCTGTGGCCGCTCAGTGACCCCCGCGTTGTGCTGGTGTGCCGCAAGCACGTCGAGCTTGACCTGAGCAAGTGTCGCCGCGGCTACGTGACCTGCGGGCACGGGGGACTCATTGCCAACCTTTTCGGGGACTTCTTCGTGCTGGAGCTGGCGGAGGACAACACCCCCGTAAGCATGTCACCCGAACGGCGACGCATGTATGAGAACAGATTCGACCCCCCTGTGGACAACTATGGCTACGGCGATGACTGCCCCCGCCTGCGGGAGTACACGGAGGACTTTGTCATCGACTCGGACAAGCTGAACGCCGCCGGTCTGACCGCCGAGTATCACGCCGACACGCGCTCTCTGCTGCTGCGCTACACGGACGAAGCCGCCGCGCTGGACAGCATGAGTGCCCGCGAGCGGCGGAACCGTCTGTGGGAGAACGCCCGCGAGCTGTGGATTGTGCTGTGCAGGGACGGTTATACTTATGCTCAGATCGACTACCTGAACGATAACCTCTGCTGCACCGTGTGCAGCGGCAACGTGTACAACCGTCTGCGGGGCTGCTACGCCCTGCGCAAATCCCTCACCCACGTGCGTAACCCGGAGAAGCACACCGACCTTGCCCACCTGATGAGTGCCGGACGGTAACCGGCCGAAACTCCCTCGTAAGAGGGAGTAGTGGGAAACCACGACCAACATACTGACAAGGAGGATGAAAGAATGAGCAAAACTGTAATGACGCTGCCGGTCTACGTGTACCGGTCGGGCGCGCTGGGGGACTGCACCAATGGAGGCATATCCTCGTATGTGGATAGGCTGTACCTCATCACGCCTGACGGCTTCTGCGATATGACGGAGGACGATCCGCGTGTTGTGGAGGTCAAACACATCGGCGATCACGCCTACGTGGCCCCCGTGCATCCGTCCCGTGCTCCCGACGCGGTTCTCGGGCCTATGGCGGGTGGGAACTTCGTGTACTCCGCGGACTCTCGCTTCCCCTCTGAGTACCCACTCTCGATCCACGACCGCTGGGACTCGCCGGAGCTGTACGACCTGCTCTCCCGGTGACCGTCATGCCGACCGACACCAAAACCGCCGCCTGCCGCTTTGAAATCCGGAAGGACAACAAACCGTATGCAGGCTGGAACGATCCGAAGCTCACACCGCCGAAAGAAACACTCCGCAGCATGAAAGCCGCCGGGTATCGCCTGTACGTGGACGGCAAGCTGCAACGCTGAAAAGGAGGAACTACTATGCAACAGAAGAACCATACCCGCGCCGATCTGGAAGCCACGTCCCTCGGACGCTTCCTTCTGGGGGAAGTGCCGTGGCGTGTGAGAGAAGTTCACGACCACGCTGCGCTGACTGAGGACGAGGTCACGGAGCTGGCGCGGCGGCTGCTTGACATCTGCCTGAACTACGACGCCATTGACCAGTGTATCAAGGACTACCTGTCAAAGAAGTAAAACGAACCACACCACTGACCCAATAAAACACTTTACCCCTGACACAATTCCTGTGTCAGGGGTATTTTTTTTACGCGGGTATGGGAGTACGCCCACACGGGTACGCCCACACAGGTACGCCCACACAGGTACGTCTACGTGTACTCAGCCAGCAGCCGATCCACCTCGGCCTTGTTCTTCACGGACACTGCTGCATGTCCCAGCTTGCCCAGTATGGACAGCCACACCAGCTGTGCCGGGGAGAGCACGCCACCTTTCGGACGCTTCGTCTCCACGAACAGTACCTTCCCCCGTGGGAGAATAATCAGGCGGTCAGGGAGTCCGGTTTTACTGTCCAGCTTGACTGCCTGACCCCCGGATTCCTGTACGCGCCGACAGAGATACCGCTCCACGCCGTTCTCAAGCTCATGGTTCATGCGACACACCTCCTTGTTCCCTCGAATTGTGGGCAACGTCCTGTTGCCACACCGACGGCAACAGTTAAACCGTTGTGGCACAACGGTTTCGGGGCGCTGTTGCTCTCAAAATGTGTGTTGCCGGGCTTTTCCTTATAGTATATTGGAGAGCAAAATAAAAAGTAGCTTCTACTTTTATTTTCATTCTCGTCCAGGTCTTTTATTATTTATAAAAAGTTGGAAACTTTGGAAACATTTATAGAAAAAGTGAGTTCTGACAAGGGTTTTTTTGTTGCCCAACTCTGTTGCCATACTCAAAAATGTTTCCAAGAATGGCAACACACCACTGACGCAGGGGGCGTCCGCCCTCACCCCGACGGATAGTGGGACGCGAATTAACGAAATTTCAAAGTTCATTTTTCTCAAAAATTTGGCAACATTGGCAACAACCCTTGTGCCACAACGGTTTTGCTGTTGCCATTTTTTGTGTGCTCTCGTAGCGTACTCTCCGAAAAGTTTTGAAATTTTTGGGCAACGGCGGCAACACAACCCCGAAACCGTTGTGGCGCAAGGCTTTATCCGTTGCCAAGTTTTTATTGGCTTCCTGAAAATGGAAATCATTGGGGCTCTGTCGCACGGCAACATGGTTTTCGCGGCGGTTTTGCCCTGACCCCGTGTCGCACGGCGCGTGCGACAGACACAGCACATGCGACACGGGGTCAGGTGGGTTATTGCAGCCAGTCCGGCAGGTTATCCGGTAGGTTGTCCGGGGTGATCTGCGACGTGCTGTCGGCGGCGGGCTCGGCGTGCTGCTTGTCCCACTCCGCTCGGCTCTCCGGCGTGCGTTCATAGACGTACTGTACGCCGTAGACACCGCAGCGCTGCTTGCGCCGGGTCTTTTTCCACCCGGGCAGCTGGGCGAGCATACGTGAGTAGGTATAGCGGCCTGCGCCGCTGGCCACCTGCACCCGGCGGAAGTCCTCGCCGAAGATGTCGAAGCGCACCTCGTTGCCGCACACCCGGTCACGGCGTACCAGCTTGCCCACCATCCCGGTGAACTCATCGTGCATGTAGGCGTAGCGCTCGCCCGGGAGCAGCTTGCCCCAGTTCTCGGGAATGGGCTTGTCCAGCGCTTCTTGCAGCATGGTCACGTCGCTGTTCTCCTCCGTGTGGGTGTTGACCAGCTCGTTCCACTGTTCAAACGCCTCCGGGTCAGACGCCTCATCGAAGTAGGGCATCTCCCCGGCGTCTACGTACTGTACCGCCTCCGCCCACAGCTGGTCAACCACCGGGCGCAGCGCGTCCAGATCGGCGCGGTGTCCCACCTCCACCGGCCACCAGCGCCGGTTGCCGGTGGTGTCCCGGAGGAACTCCACAGCGTTGGTCGTCCCGAGGAACACGCACTGGCGGGGGAACTCCTGCAACAGGCGACCATAGGACGGGCGGAACACGTCCTTCTGCTGGGAGATGTAGCTCTTCACCGTCTCCACCTCCTTGCGGGTGGAGGAGGACAGCTCGGCCAGCTCGATGACCCAGTTGCCCCACAGGGACTGGTAGCCGTCCTTTGCGCCTATGTCGATCTCGCTGGAGTTGTACCAGCCACGGGAGATCACGCCGGCGAAGGTGGACTTGCCCATGCCCTGCGCGCCCACCAGCACCAGCGTGTAGTCCATCTTGCAGCCGGGGTGGAGGATGCGGTTCGCTGCGCCAATCATCCACTTACGCGAGACGCAGCGTGTGTAGGCGGTGTCCTCCGCACCAAAGACATCGGAGAGCATGGCGTCAATACGATGTACGCCATCCCATTTCAGGGAGCGCAGGTACTCCTGCACGGGATTGTAGCGCCCGTATACCTCGGTGCAGAGGAGGAAGGCGTCGGTGACGATCTCCCGCCCCTTGAAGCCCCAGTCCTTTTCCAGCTGGGTGCGCAGACCAGCGTCGTCCGCGTCCGTCCACCGGTCGCCCCTGAACTTGTCCGCCAGCGGCTTGGTGCGCCACGGCAGATCGCCGCGTACCCACGGGGCATAGCAGAAGGTGTTGTAGCCGAAGCGCCCCCGCAGGTTCGGCGCGTTCTGAAGCAGCAGCAGGCAGTTCTCGCGGGTGGGGAGCACCGTGCCGGTCTTGGGGTCGATGGTCAGCTTCGTCTGCCAGTCGGGATCCTCCGCCGGGAAGTCAGGCGCCACACTGCCCGCCACCATGTCGCTCATCTGCTCGATGGCCTCATCCGTCCGCTGCCGCTTGATGGCGTCCAGCCCGCTCGCCCACTCCGTCATGGCGCGGGTACTTCGCAGCTTGGACACCGGCACGTCGCCCTCGCACTCGTTGGTGTCGTCCAGATAGCCGAACTTGTGGATGCGCACAAGGTCGAAAGCGTTCTGTGACCGGTGTGCCGCTGGGTCAGTCTCGTGACTGGAATACAGATACGCGCCGTCGTTGTATACCCGCGCCCCTGCGAAGGATGACCCCTTGGCATAGGTGTAGCGGCCTGTACCGGCCTCTGTATACACGTCGCTGAGGAACTCGTCAATGGCGGCGGGCACGTCGTAGGCGCGGCAGAACAGACCGACGATGCCCGGTGCTTCGGTGGGCTCACCACGGCGCTTGATGTCCGTCCGGGTGATCTCGTCCTCCTTGCTGCCAATCGGCCAGTTGGCGGCGTTCCTCCATGCGTCGGGGTTCTCCCCGTAGGTACGCAGCACGTCGTCCACCCGCAGCAGCTCCCCGTCCTGCTCGTGCCATTCGTAGGTGGCGTCCTTGCTGACGGTGGGGAAGAACATCAGCCGCGCCAGCTCGTGGGTGGAGCTGTCGAAGGTGTCAATGCCGAACCACGAGGCCACCCTTCGGGACACGGCAGGGTACTCGTCCGGCGTCATCTCCCGGTCGGTGGGGATGATCCAGCGCAGCCGGGGTGCTTTCGGCGTGGAGCTGTGGGTGGAGTAGCAGCACATGGCGAACTCGTGCAGCGCCGTCACGCTGTCCCACTGTCCCACGTAGGCGTTGTCCGCGTCCAGCGTCAGCATGGAGCGGCACGTGACGTTCTCCGTCTTGCGCTGACCGCAGGACAGAGCGCCGCCCACGAAGCCGCCGGCAGCGCCCTTGGCGTAGCCCTTCTCCTCCCGGCTCATGGCCTTGTACTCGCGCATCGTCTCGCCCGTCCGCAGCGGGGTACGCAGCTGTTGCAGCAGCTCCTCCCACGGTATGTCCTTCGTGACCCAGTTCTTGCTGGTCATCTTGCGGGCTGTTGCAATCTTCATCCTGCCTCACTCTCCTCGTTCCATAGTCTCCGTGCCTCCTGAAGCGCGTTGCCGTGCAGCCGGAACATCTGCCGGTTGCTGTAATACAGGCCGAACCGCTCCATGATACGCTGCACATCGTCCCAGCGGTTGCAGTCTATGTAGCGCAGCTGAAGGAGGATTCGGTACTCCACGTTCCCGATGCGATCCACAAAGTCCTCCGCCGCCTTGACCCGGCGCAGCCAGTCGTCCGAGGCAGTGATCAACCGGTCTTGCAGATCGGCCAGCGCTGCCAGACGCGCGTCCCCGTGTACGTCCTTGCTGCCGTTACTCACCGGGGAGCTGTTGAGCGGTGCAGTGATGCTCTCCACCTGCGCGCGCAGCTCCCGTGTCTGCCGGGCGCACCGCATGGCCGCTGCCCGACTGGTGCGCACCGATTCGAGGAACTGCCGCGCGTCGGGGTATTGCTCATGTAGCGTCATGCCCTCGCCCTCCCGTGATGAGCTCCGCGTAGGGCAGGGACTCCACCCAGTCGCAGAACATCTGCCAGTCGGGGAGACGGTGCGTCCGCCGCTGCCGGTAGATGGTCTTGAGCTGCTGGTAGTTGGTCACCATGCCCGCCGTCAGCTCAAAGCCGCTGGGCACGTTGTACAGGATTTCCAGATACAGCTGGGGATCCTTCTCCTCCTGCGCATTGTACCGGTCGATCTTCTCCTGCACGATGGTGATGATCCGCTCGTCCACGTACCGGTTGCACTGCCGTCGCAGGTCGAAGCGGGCGATCCGGTGCATGGTGGACTGGGAGCTCACGAAGTCGAGGAAGTGGTAGCGCTCCGCCTCCACCCACGCCTTGTTGCTGAAGGTCAGGTCGAACAGCACCACGATTCCCTTGAGCGCGTTGTCGTGCCCCTCTCCGGGCTTACAGGTCAGGCAGGCGCGTATGCCGGGGGTCAGGTCGTTGTTCACGCTGCCGGTGTCCGCGGCCTTGGGGTACTTGGCGGTGCGGAATACGCGGTCAAGTCCGTGTATCTCTACGTTATCAATCTTCGGCATCTGTGGTTTCCTCCTCATCGTCGTCAATATCCTGCGCGTCCAGACCGCCGCCGGTCACACCGGCCAGACCGTCCCGCAGGAAGCACAGGTTCAGGTACTGCGCGGCAGCGCCTATGTCCTGCCACGTGGTGTTGTGGTACAGCACGCGGACAGGGGAGTCCTGGTCGAGGGGCAGCAGCACGGCCACCGCCGCCATCTCCGGTGTTTCCTCCTTCCGCGCCGCCAGCTTGCTCATGAAGGTTACGAAGTCGTCGCCCGGCGCGGATGACACCACAGCGTATTTCGGCGTTTTGTTTTCCATCAGTCAACCTCCTCGATCTCAAAACTGCCGCAGAAGGGGCAGCAGAACTCTACCGCGGTCATAAAGCCGTTCTCTCCGTCCAGATTCTCCCGGTAGGTGTGCTTGTCCGGCACGCTGAACACCGCGCCGCAGTCATTGCACACGTAGCACTTATCCATCTGCTTCGTCCTTTCTCTCGCCGTAGGAGCAGAAGTCCTCCGGCTTGCGACTCTGCCACGCCGCTGGGTGTAGGTTCCCGTCCGAGAGGATTTTCCGGCATATACCCATGTCGTAGTGCTTACATTTCTTGCACCGCACCACGCCCTCTGCGTCTAAGGTGGGGAGATGCTCTGCATACTCTAACACCGACTCAATGCCATTGAGAAAATGCGTGTTGGCGTGTTCTTTGTCACAACGGTTCGCCCGAATTGGAAACTCTTGCAGTTTGTCACCATCAATCAGCCGCATCACTGTCACCTCCGTCCATCTTTGCACCGTTCTCCACGAAGTTGCAGACTCTGGCCGCGCAAGTGAGGCACAGCTGCTTTTCCGCAGAAAACGGTGTCTTAAAATTCACAACGCCGTAGTGGTTGAAATCCAGATTCACACCGTCAACCTCGTAGTCGATCTCGCGCCCACACATATCACAGAACACTTTAACCATCAACTATTCCCTCCGTCCATTCAGCCATCCTTCTTAGCCTCCAGTGCTTTTTCCGCCTCCTCGCGGGTGAGGAAAACGGAGTGCCCAACACGATCCAAATCGCACAAAGTAAAGATACCCCCTCTTAATTTCCGGTTCGCTTTTATCTGGGTAAACCGCAATCGGATAATGGATATAATATGTCGCGGTTCCAACCTGGCACGGCAGCACCACCAGCCGCCCGTCCTTGTCGGCTGTCAGCAGTTCCGCAAGCCTTCCGAAGGATATGTCACAGCTTGAAAGCACCTTTCCGGCTTCCCTTGCCTCAGCGCACGCCTGCGGAGACATACCCGTGTCCTCATAGGCGGCAAGGCGCAGGAACCGCTCCTCTGGGATATTCCTCGGATAACCGTTTGCAAGGCGGCGCTCGTACTCTTCTCGTTGCGCGTCAGCTTCGCGTTTATTTGTCAGTCGTTCCATCACTCCACCTCCCATTTCAGTTCGTCATACAACTCGCTGAACCGCTTGTTCCACTTCCTCAGTCCGAAGAAACAGTACACGCCCAACACGATCCACAGCCCGCTGGCGATGTTTTGCAACAGATTTTCCATCTCACCCCACCTCCGGCTTTGCAAACGGGTCGTACTCGCTTGGGTCTGCCTTGTTAGCCCACTCAACCCATTTAACGACCTTTTCTTTTAGTTCGTCGTCGAGTAAGAACGGCTCCTGCACGAGGATGAGCCGTGGATTGTTGCGCATAAAGTTCGCGTTTTCCACGATTTCCTCGTAGTCCACCGGATAGAGCAGTCTGCTGTACACGCGGTCGCCCTTGCTCGAAATGCGGCGTGTAAATGACGCCTCTTTGAAAACGAACGGTTCTGTAAGGTGCGGGTTCAGTTTAAGATCGTATTTTTTGATGTATCCAAGTTTCATGTTCATCACTCCACCTCCTTTGTCCAGAACTCGCGGAGGCAGACCTCGCATCGCGGGCGTGTTGGGGAGGCGCAGCCACCAGTTTTGTTTCTGTAAGCGGCGGAGACTGCAATCGGACATATCGATATGACACCGTCTTTAGTCAGCTCCGCCTCCGGACACTGCTCCAAAAACACGCTTTGCCGTGTCTTGCGCGGGTGTGCGGCAGACCACTCCTCGACAATGGCAACGAGCTTCTCGTTCCATGCGTCGTTGTCGCAATCCCATCCATTCTCGTAAGCCGGGCATCCATCACATGACCTGTCGAATGTGCGGCACATCCGGTTGCGCTCTCTTATAAACCTCACAGCGTCCATTTACTCCACCTCCTGCATCCAGAACTTGCGGCGACAATCGGAGCACCGCTGGCGCATACAATCGGCGGTAACCCGTATATCAGCAGAAATACGCTTAGGGCACATGATCAAAAGCCCGGTGTTATCAATCTCCGCATCCGGATACTGCTCCAGAAACACGCTCTGCCGTGTCTTGCGCGGATGCGCAGCAGACCATTCCTCTACTTCTTTTACAACTTTCTCTGCCGGAATCCACCCGGCCAAAGTAGGCGAGCGCTTCCCAGTAACCTTATACATTCTTCTGCGCTCCTCGATAAACTTCACAGCGTCCATTTTCTATCTCCTATCTTCTTTCTCATCCTCTCACATCTCCGCCCCACTGCTCTGCCATTGCTTTTGCAATGCCTGGAAATGTCTTGCTCCTGGCTTTTGCTCTTTCTTTACTTGGAGAAAGCCAATACAACTTATTTCTCTCCCGATCTGGCAACTTCAAAAACTCTTCTTTCACATTCTTCGTTTCTTCCAGCAGCGGAAGCCCCTTCAACCACAGGCAGGTGCTTTTTTCTTCCAAATGCCCAAACTGCCACGGGTGAACACACTGATCCGACTTTCGATACAGCGATGACATAACACTCACCGGGTTCTCGACTGCAATTCTCGGTATATCTGCTTCAATAAAACGAAGGAAGAACGCGGCTGCGTCATAACGCAAACTCAAAGGCTTTTTCCCTTCCGAGAACCAGCGCGCACCGGACACGCTAAGATGTGTGCAAGGTGGATGTGCAATCAGCAAATCCCATTTACCGACTTCATGAACTTGTCCGTCCATCGTAGTCACGCTCCCGCCTTTAACGGCTTCGAGAGCGTCACCGAGGATGTGCCACTCCGGATGTCCGCCGGATGGCTCCTGTATGTCGCAGGAATATGCTTCATGCCCCAACTCGCGAAACGCCTTGCACACCTCTTGGCTTTCTTCACATGCAACTAAAACTTTCATTTCAATCTCCAAACACCACGCCGCACTCGTCCTTCAGCACGTCCTTTATGTGCTTCCGCTTGTTCTCCTCCTCCACGGCCAGCGCCGTCTCCAGTATTTCTATGGCCACCTCTGCTGGTGCGCCGGACAGAGCCCATCCGCAGCACCCACCGCCGAACCCCGCCGGCTGACCCAGCAGCTTCCGCAGGTTGCATCCGGCACAGCCGTTTTCCCGCTCGCTCTTGGGTCGGCAGCAGTCATACACACCTGGTTTGCGGCGCATATAGCGGTCGTGCAGCTCGTGCATGTACACAAGGGCTGCATCCCGCGGGGTCAAGCCCGGGTACAGGCTCGTGTAGTCTTTCATCGCCGTGCCTCCTCCCCCGTCGGTATGGCGTCGAGCACAACCTCCATCTTCCTCTCCAGCTGTGCCACGTCTCGTGCGAACACGTGGCAGTCGTGGGGAAAGACATCCAGTGCCGTCTCGCTGGGGTGTCGCCGCTGCTCCGGTGTCAGGGCGTTTTCGTGCCCGGGGCGTTCCACTCGGACGGTCAGAATGGGGAACCACGCCCTCTGCCACCGGGTGATCTCGTTGGGGAAGCGCACGTCGTCAATGATTACGTAGTCCAGTTGGTCACGGGCTACGTCCACCAAGCGCATGACCTCCTCGACCCAGAAATCGGGGTACTGTGCCCGCACCACGTTGGTGCCCCACCACTGCAAGAGCTGCCGCCCTGCCTCGTCCTTCACTCCGTTCCAGTCGAACAGGAGCTTGGCGGTGTTCTTCACGTGGGCGGCGTAGGGAACAATCGCCACCCGCGCATCCGGCTCCCGTTCCCTAATGAGCCGCTTGAGGATATTGGCCGCCGTTGTCTTTCCGGCCTCGGCCTTGCCGGAGATCAGAACGATCATGGGTAGGTTGCTTGTCATGGCTCTCATCCTTTCTTTATTTCCGCTTTCAGCGCGTCCAGCAGGGCACGCTGTACTTCATCCTTCTGCTTCAGCGCCTGCATGACCCGCTCGTCCATCGTCCCCTTGGCCACGATGTGGTGGATGATGACGGACTCCTCCTGTCCGGTACGGTGCAGGCGGGCATTGGCCTGCTGGTACAGCTCCTCGCTGAAGGTCAGGCCGAACCACACGGCAATGTGCCCGCCCTTCTGGAGGTTGACCCCGTGACCGGCAGAGGCGGGGTGACAGCACAGCAGGGGTATCTTGCCCGCATTCCACGGAGCCACCTGCGTGGGGCTGAACACCTCGGCCTGCGGGAAGCGCTTCTGTATGCGCTCCAGATCGTGCTTGTAGGAGTAGAACAGCAGGATGTTCTGCCCCGGATTGGCCTCTATGATCTCCTCCAGCGCGTCCAGCTTCCGGTCGTGGATGTGGATGACGTTCCGGTTGTCGTCGTACACCGCGCCGTTGCTCATTTGCAGGAGCTTCCCGGACACTGTGGCCGCCGTGTCGCCCCGGATGGCGTTGGTCATCTGCGCCAGTTGCGCAGGGTTGCGGGGGTCGAGCCTCTCTGCGCCGGCGGCGGACACCAGCAGGGGGATGACCTTCTCGCGCTTGAGCCGGTCGTATTCCTTCTGCTCCGCCGTGGACAGGTTCACGGTCACCTCATTGAGGATGACCGGCGGCACCTTCGACCAGTCCGCCGCCGACATGGACAGGCACAGGTCTTTCAGCTTGCGGTCAATGGCGTCCTTTGCGCCCAGCCGCAGCCGGTACTCGTACACGATGTGACCCTTGTGCGCGCCCGCCGCGAAGTACCGGTCACGGTACTGTCCCAGCGTCCGGCCCAGCCGCTCACCGCCGTCCAGCAGGTATATCTCCGGGTACAGGTCGAGGTACCCGTTGCCCGCCGGTGTGCCGGTCAGCCCCACCACGTATCGTACGGACTGTATGGCCTTCTTCAGCGCCTTCCAGCGCTTGGCGGTGGTGGACTTGAAGGAGGACAGCTCGTCCAGTATCACCATCTCGTAGGGCAGCTTCCCGCCCAGCTCCTCCATCAGCCACAGCACGTTTTCTCTATTTATAATGTAGAGGTCGGCCTGTGCCCGGAGAGCCCGGCGGCGCTTTTCCGCCGAACCGGTGACGATCTGGCACCGGATGCCCGTGAGGTGATCCCACTTCTGCGTCTCCTGCGCCCACACCGTCTCGGCCACATTCTTCGGCGCTATCACCAGCGCCTTGCGCACGGAGAACTCATCGTGCAGTCGGGTTTCCAGAACGGTCAGGGTGGTCACTGTCTTCCCAAGACCCATGTCCATGAACAGACCAGCGTGTTCGTGAGACATGAGCCAGTCATATCCCAGCTGCTGATGCCTCATCGGTTCGTACTTCATGGCGTCTCAAAGGTAACGGTGACCTGCACCCGTGCTCTGCGCCCACAGCAGTACGGCGTGATGTGCGCGGACAGGCCGTCGAACAGGTTGGGCAGATCGTCCCCTGTCAGCTCTACCGTCAGCCGGTCGAGCGCGGGGCGTGCAGCGTGAATACCATCTGTATTCACCTCTGGCTTCTTCTCTGTCTCTGCTGCTCGGGTGTCCTCGTCAGCCTTGCGCAGCCACGCGAGGAAGCCGTCGAGATCGCGGTTCTTGTCCCGCTTGGCCACGGTGAGTCCCATCGCAACCGTAGACTGGTGTAGGTTGTTCGGGGTGCGGAGGAACAGGTACTTCGCTATATCGCTGGGGCCCACGCCGAAGCGGGCGTGCAGGCCGTCCAGATACTGCTGCTGCAAGTCGTGGGGCATACTCTTGAAGTCGTTCCAGCTCATCGGCTGGTTCATGCTGTACGTCATCATGGGGCCATTTCTCCTTTTCATCTGTGCCGGGGTCAGATCCTCGTGGGGCAGGTGACACCCGCCGTGCTTGTACTTCGCGTTGTGGAACTGGTTGCGGGCGAGGCGCTTTTTCTGCATTACGTCGTAATCAAAATCTGTCATGACCGTCTCCTCAGCAGGGCGAAGGTGTCCAGCTCCACCTCCACGTTGTACTCCTCCCGCAGCGTCCTCTCGATGTCGCGGAGGTCAACGTAGCCCTTGGTGATGCTGTCGGCCACGTCGATCATCTCGTTGAGCAGCTGCTGCACGTCCTCCAGCGGCGCGTCGTGCTTGTCGATGAGCACCCACAGCATCAGCTCTATGCCCACGTTCAGCCCGGCAGAGGTATAGCGCGCCTTGGCGTCCTTCAGGGCTGCCTCTGACAGCGGCCTGCGCGCCGGATTCACTCGCTTCTGCTTTGCCATTTCGCTACCTCCTCGCCCCAGTTTTTCAGTTCTGTGTAGTAGTCCACGCCGTTATGCTCCGCGACCCATTCGCACAGCTCACCGTCGTGGTAGTTGGTGTTGCCGCGCCCGAGACAGTGGAACACCGTGGCGTCCTTGACCTCGGGGGCGCGGTTGCCCCGCAGGAACACCTCCACGCAGGCGTTGTATGCCTCCTCGGTGTAGGTGTCCGCTGGGTCGGCGAACCGCTGCATGTCGGCCACCTCAGTCGGTGTGAACCGCAGGCCGGTCTTCAGCTGCGCCGTCATCAAGCACGTGGCCACATACCAGCAGGTGTCGTAGTCCTCGCCGCCCTCGGCGGATATGATCTTCGCCAGCTCCGTGAAGCTGTACCCAAAGGCGTCCTCCTCATACTCGGTGCCGACGACGGCCAGCACCGCCGCTTCAATGGCCTCCGACTCCAGAGGATCCTCCTGCGTCTCGGCGTAGGTGAGCTCGGCGGCACAGCCCACTGCGATGGGCGTGCTCTCCCGCTCCGCTCTGCCGCAGCTCCGCAGCAGGAGCGCCGTCAGCCCTGCCGCGCACAGGAGCAGGAACACAGTCAGGTCGTGGTTGTCACGTCGCCGTTCGTTTCGCGTCCTCATCTGTACACCTGCCCTCCACGCCAGACCGGGTGCCCAGCGGCGTCACAGTCGATCCGGCAGGCGTCCACGTCTGCCTCGAACGCGGCGAGGGAGCGCTCCATCAGCTCCCGGTCAACCAGCTCCTCGCGCGCCTCCCTTTCCCGGAGCACCTCTCGGCGGCGGGCGCTGCACTCGGGGTTCCATCCGCAATCCTCACACTGGGGGTTTCGGCAGCTTACCGGCACGCGCCCTCTCTGGGCTCCGTCGAGCTGCATGTGCAGGCATTCAGTCATGGCGGCACTCCTCCTCCAGTCTTTTTACGTACTGCTGCACGCGTTCTACCACGGCGCGCAGCTCGTCGCGTTCCTTGCATACGGCACTGTACTTTTCCAGCAGCGTCTCATAGTTCATCGGGCATGTATTTTTATTCATGTCAGTCCTCCTCATGTGGTGTGGTTCATTGTGTGGTGTGGTTCATTGTGTGGTGTGGTTCATTGCGTGGTGTGGTTCTCTGTGTGGTGTGGTTCTCTGTTAATCCTTGAAGTAGTAGTCACCGTCGTACCCGGCGGCCTCCAGCGGTAGCCCCTTCGCCCACGGGATGTCCGGGCACATGGTCTTGGCCATGTCCTCATAGGTGCGTCCGGAGGTGATGGGCTCAGTGACGATGCACTCGTCGTGGACGTGGGCGATCACCTGATAGCCCTGCTCATCCAGCGCGAACATGGCCTCTCGCAGTACATCTCGCGCCGTGGCCTGCACCGCGTTTTCCACCAACTTCCCGCCCCATGTCTCCACGCGGCTCCACTTCTTGGTCTGCTGGTTCACGCCCATGTAGCTCAGTGTTTTCCGACCCGGCTGAAACCGTGACTCACCGTATGCCGCGCCCCAGTAGGCAAGGCGTCGCCCAGAGGGGAGCTTCATGAAGAGTACGCCTTTCTCGAAACTGAACGCGATCTTGCCGATCTTGTCCACGGTTTCCACCTGCCGGGCTACGGCTCGGACGGCGGCGTTCTCCATCGTCTTCCACCATGCGGCGACGTTGGCGTTGGAGTCCCGCCACTTGTCCACCACGTCCTGCATTTCCTCGTCGGTCATACCCATCTTGTCCGCACCGAAAGCCTTCAGCGCGTTGACCCCGCCGCCGTAGCCACACGCCAGCTCGGCGACCTTACCCTTCTGCCGCAGTTCTCCGTTGATGCCGTGCTTCACAACTGGCACGTGGAACATCTGGCTGGCGGTGGCGCAGTAGATGTCCTGCCCATCCCGGAACGCTTGCAGCTTCCACTCCTCTCCGGCGAACCACGCGGTCACGCGGGCTTCAATGGCGGAGAAGTCGGCCACCAGTATCTTGTGCCCCTCCTCGGGGATGATGGCGGTGCGCACCAGCTGTGACAGTGGGTCAGCGACACCATCGTAAAGGGCTTTTAACGCGGTGTAGTGACCCCCTTTCACCAGCTCTCGCATACCGTCGAGGTTCGCGTCGTAGTTCTTCGACAGGTTCTGGAACTGTACCAGCGCCCCGGCGAAGCGTCCCGTCCGGTTTGCCCCGTAGAAACGGAAGCAGCCCCGCACGTGGTCATCCTTGGGACTCATGGAGCGGAGCATGGCGTTGTACTTGGCGGTGGATGACTTGGAAAGCTCAGTGCGCAGCGTCATGAATTGTTTGGCATCCTCGGACTTCAGGGCTGGGATCACGTCCGCGAGTACCTTTTTGTTTAATGAGGGGAACTCCTTGCCCTCTTGATCGTACAGCCAGCTCTTGATCTGGCTGACGCTCTTGGGGTTCTCCATGCCGGTGAGGGCAATGGCCTCGGCGGTCAGCTCCTCCTTGTTCTTCGCGTCCATCAGCACGGCGTTGGTGGCCAGCTTCCGGTCGATCCTGACGCCGTGGGCATTGATGCGTGCGTCCAGCGCCCAGAAGCGGCGCTCCGCGGCATCAGGCATCCACTGTTCCAAGTGGTGATAGATGGTGCGCATGGCCTCCACATCGCGCATCGCGTACTCCTTGAAGCGCGTCCACTTCTCCGGGTCGTGCTCCGGCAGGTTGCGCTCCCGCTGGCCATTGGACTTTGTGGGCTTGCAGGGCGTACAGAAGTAGCGGATCAACGCTCTGCCGTCCTTGATCTTCGCCTGCTCCTCCGTCAGCCCGATGGCCTCACCTGCTCCGCCTAAGCTCTGGGGCAGTCCGCACTGGGCTGCGAGGTGCATGGTGTCGAAGTACCGCTCCGGGGGCAGGGGGTGCAGAAAGCGGTTGAACAGCGGCCACTCAAAGCCGGAGCAGTTGTGGGCAATGAGCAGCGTGTCGGGGTCGTCGTAGGCGGCGAGGAACTCTTCCGGCCACGGGTCACCGCTGGCCAAGTCTGCGCACTTCACAGGCTCGTCACCGAAGGCATAGGTCAGCAGCAGCACCTCCGTGGAGTTGTCCTCTATGTAGCGGTACGACCCGCACTTGCCAATGTCCACCTCGGAGAAAGTCTCCGTGTCGCAGAAGCAGATTCTTTTCATGTGGTGCGGTTCTCCTTCACTTCCTTCAGCATTTCGCATTCGTGCCGATTGTACTCACTGCAAACCTCATACTTACTCCAGAAACGGGGGCAATCCTCCGGATCAGCATTACAAACAAGGTGCAGTGGGCAATCCTCGCCATAGTAGGGGAGCGAGTCAACTAAAAATTTCATGTGGTGTGGTTCTCCTTTCTTTTGTGGAGCTGCGGGAGAGGGTCGAACTCTCAACCTTCGACGTACGAAACCGATGCTCTGCCGGTTGAGCTACCGCAGCGTGTTGGAGCCACAGGTGGGGCTCAAACCCACGACCTCCGGATTACAAGACCGGCGCTCTATCAACTGAGCTACTGTGGCATCAAAGCCCTGCCTGCATTCCAGCAGGAGCCGATTCGCTGCATCGGAGCCGTTTCTTACGGGCGCGGCTTGTATTAGGGGGGGACTCTCAATGAGTGCGCCCGTTTCCGGGCTGGTGGTGAGTAGGGGACTTGAACCCGTAACCGTCCGGTTATGAGCCGGCTTCTCTACCAGTTGAGATAACTCACCGTGTGTGCCCCGGCGGGCAGAGGTACGTGTCCGCCGGGGCTATGGAAAAGGGGAAAGGAGTGGATAGGTTAGTCGAGGCAGCTCAGGTCGGCCATGTCGCCGAAGGCCGCGTCGGTGCTCATCGCGGAGCCGCCCAAGGACTCGTCATCCCGGGTCTTGATGACCAAGTTCAGGCCGCAGGCCACACCGTTGTTGCCGCTGACGGAGTAGGGGTAGAAGTTGACGACCGCAGCGCCCCAGCAGCCGGAGTAGAAGTCGTTGGCATCCAGCGCCGCGTTGATCGCGCCGTTCTCGCGGACGGACACCTGCGGGGGGTTCACGGTGGAGCAGTTCATGAACATCATGCCCTCGTACACTTCCTCGTCGGGGTGCTCCTCATCACCGTCGCGCAGCACGGACTGCATCCGGGCAGGGATCTTGCCGCCCCACTTGTCGGTCTTGCCCTTCTGCTTGGCAGCTTCCATGGCCTCCTCGATCATCTTGAGCCCCTGCTTGTTGCTCTTGGGGATCAGCAGCTGCACGGAGTACTTGCCCGGCGTGCCGTCCTCGTTCTTCCGGGGGGAGAACACGTTGGCGTAGGAGAAGCGTACCTCGCCGATGCGGAGGCTGGTTTCGGTGAATTTCTTGTTGAAGTTTTCCATTGTTTTACTGTTCCTTTCTCAGTCGTTGTTTTCGTTTTCGTTGTCTATCATGTCACCAAACACGGTGGCGGCCTGACTATATTCCTGACGCTTGTCATCCTCCGGTACGAGGACGGGCTTACCTTCGCCTTGCGTCACGAGGGGGCTGAAGATTGCACGGAACGCTGTTTTGCCCACGGCTTCTTCAATTTTTCCGACGGGCTTCAGCTTCTTCTCGTACAACTCAGCCCCCGGGTAACCGTTACGTAACCACTGGGCTTCGACCTCCTCCTCATTGGCCCACTGACGGTTGGGCTTCTTGCCCAGCACCAGCTTGTAGCCTCGGAAGTGTGTTCCGTTGTAAAGCGCCGCCTTCGTCGCGTAGTCACGGATGTCGCTGATCCACGCCTCCGCGTCGTCCAGAAACGGCAGGATGTCGGCGATCTGCTCGTCGGTGAGTGTGCCGGGCTGTTCCATGCCGTAGCCGTACAGCTTCAGTGCGTTGGACACCCTCGCGCTGCACACGGCCTTGGCAGAGCAGAACCGGCAGTGCTCCCCGGGGCTGAATACACCCTTGCCCAGCCAAGCGAGTTTGGCTCGCTCGACCACTGTGTCAGCGGCCCAGTGGAGCAGCTCCTCCGTGGAGATCGTCTCCTCCGACAGGTTCTCCAGCCGGGGCTGGATAATGGTCATGCGGACGTTGGGGAAGCCGAACAGGGGATAGAACCGGTCATACGCGCCCAGTCCGTACAGCCGCAGCTGCGGGTTCTCGTGGGCGTCCACCGGGATGCCCTTGCCGTGCTTGTAGTCGCAGACCTCCAGCAGGGAGTCGCTGACGATGATGCAGTCGCCCGTGCCGAAGCCCTCCGGCACCCACTTGGAGTAGTCCAGCCGCTGCTCCAGCAACAACGTGGCGGATGTGTCTGCCTCCTTCGCCCGCGCCAGTTTGTTCATGACCACATTGCAGTAGTCGTCCGTGGCGCGATCCATGTCCTCGGGGATGTCGCCCAGCTCCTCCCGCAGCGCCTTGTACCGATTGTCGTTGATGCCGATGTAGGCGCTCTGCTCCTCGGGGCTCATGCGGGAGTGCTTGGCCACGGTCATCTTGTCCTCGTGGTAGTAGGCGTTGCGTATCTTGATCTCGCCCAGTGCGTGGGCCTTCGTGCCCTCCTTGGCGTATTCGGACTCCCGGCGGCCAAAGCGGTTGTCGAAGCGCTCGCCCAGCCGTGCCGAAGGCGGACAGGCCAGCCACCTGTGCGCCGAGGACGCGCCCAGCACGGCGTGCAGCACGGGACTACTCATCGCACCCCGCCAGCTTCAGCAGCTCCCGGTACTTCTCCCTCGGCATATCGGAGAGCTTCTTGTAGCCGAGAGAGGCGATGCACGCGCCTACATCCACGCCCTTGGCGTTGGCCGCGTGGGACAACACCTTCACCATATAGTCCTTGGTGGGCGCGGTGTCCTGCTCGGGCTCTGCCGTGTCCCACGGCGCGAGGTCGGGATCAGGGGCGATTTTCTGTTCCGTCTCAGGAGTGCTCTCCGGCTTGGGTTCGGTTGCCGGGGTGACGGTCGGCTCCGGCGTGAGCTCTTTGGCGCGGTCGTCCGCGATGTAGCGGCTTGCGTAGGAGAAGTACAGCCGGTCACAGGCCAGCAGTGCCTCGGTCTTCTCGGCGAAGTTCTCGGCAGTGACATCGCTCAGGAGTTCGCTCTCCAGCGCCTCAATGCGAAGCCTCTTTTCCCCATTCGTCATCGCTGTCCACCCCCTCCGGCAGTTAGCTTATTCACCGGTTTGTTAGGTTGCTTGTTAGGTTGTTTGCTTGTACTTGACATGTGGTGTGGTTCTCCTTTCATCTTTTTTCGTATTCAGCAACGGCCTCGGCGGTAAAACGTATCGCCGTGCCGACCCTGAAGGATTTGATGTCGCCCCGTCGCACCATGTCGTAGATGGCGTCGGTGGAGCACTGCCAGCGCTGTGCCAGCTGGGCTATGGTGTAGATGTCTCTTGATTGCATAGCTGCCTCCTCGTTAGAGCGGTTGTCCGGTGTCAGGAATTATATTGTCAATTATTTCCTGTTTGTGGACGCTCAACCAAACAAAAAAGCTCATCGAGCTCTTGGGGACTTTCTATGCGCAGCGCCTTAGCAATGCTCCTGATGTCGGGCAAGTCGGGGGCTTGTTCGCCTCTCACAATACGACTTGCTTTGCTGTTGCTCCAGCCGACGGCTTTTGCAAAGGCTGCGACGCTCTTATATTCCCCGAGGATTGCCAGTCGGAGCGTTCTAAATGTGGTCATACAGCCACCTCGCTTTCCTGATTGTGGTCATATAATATCACTTCACCATCCTGTTGTCAACCGGTTGGTGAAAAAAATTTCCACAAACCGGACGAAAGTGCTTGCAATGCGCCCACCCGTGTGTTATATTGTGTAGCAAGGAGGTGATCCCCATGGAGTCAGTTACCACCTTCTCCCAAAGGTTTCACGAGCTTATTGACGGTGAGTCCTATCAGAATGTCGCCTCTCGGTTAGGCATTTCCAAGTCCACCGTTGGCTCATACGTAACAGGGGAGCGGGAACCCAAAGCGCCGGTCTTATCCAGTATTGCTCGTGCCTACGGTGTTTCTCCGGCTTGGCTGGCCGGGTATGACGCGCCAAAATATGCGGAGGACACGAACGACGACCTACGCGAATATTTAGATGTATTGCGCACGCGCCCGGAGTGCAGGATGCTGTTCTCTTTGGCCAAGGACGCAACAAAAGAAGATGTCGAAAGAGCGGTGGCCATCATCGGGGCATTGAAAGGAACGGGGTAAACATGCCACAGGTTTTCATTCGCACCATACCGCTGCCGTATACGGTGCATGGGCTGGTCACGCCCAACGATGACGGCACGTACAACATCTATCTCAATGAGAACTTGCCGGAGGAGGCACGCCGACGCTACCTGTCCCACGAGCTGGCGCACATTTCCGGTGACCATCTGTACGATGACCGCCCGGTGGAGGAGCTGGAGATGGAGGCGGATAAGGCGGGGGTGATCCCGCTGTTCCACATTTCCGCGTAAACCCTCGCGCCCGCGAACCTTATTAAAAATAACGCACGCGAACGCACGCGCGAAAAGTAAAGGAGGATGAGAAATGGCGGAGAAGAAAGACGGTTGGGGTTACACGTACCCGGTGATCCAAGAGCTCGGGGACTTATCGAAGCCCAGCAAGAGTGGCGAGCAGAAGCGCGTCTGCATCTGCGACCTCATGGGCGAACTTCGCTTGGACATTCGTCGGTGGGGTAACGATGGCACCATGTTCAAGGGCATCTCCCTCACCGAGGATGAGGTACGCAGACTGCGGTACATTCTCGACAACATTGACTTCGGCAATTTGTAACAAAAAAAATCCGCTCCGGTGCTGCGAACACCGAAGCGGAAAGCAGAAATGCAAATCGAACCACACCACATGATAGGATTGGCAGTACTCTGCCCTTCTATTATAACAAAACCTGTTAGAATAGCAAGGAGAAATTATGGCTACGAAGAAAAAAGTATATGCGACACACGTTACCACGCCCGCGGGCAAGCGCATCTACGTGAAAGGAAAGGACAAGGCCGATCTGGAGCGCAAGGTTTTAGAGGTCAAGCTCGCCATGAACGCCGGGGTTGACCTCACCTGTGACCAGACGTTCCGCGAATACAGCGAGATGTGGCTCCGGGTTTATAAAAAGCCCCCGAAGGTTCGGGAAAGCAGCTACCTCATTTACCAGAGTTGCCTCAACACGCACCTGATTCCGTTCTTCGGCGGCATGAAGCTGCGTGACATCAAGCCTCTGCACGTGCAGATGTTCCTCAGCTCGCTGTCCGGCCTTAGCAGGAGCACGCAGTCGCGGTGCGTCCAGATGCTTCGTGCCATCCTGCTCAGTGCCGAGGACAACGGCCTGATCGTCCGCTCCCCCGTGCGCAGCAATGACCGCCCCTCGGGGGAAAATCCGAAGGAGGAGGTGCCCCTCACGAACGAGCAGGCGCGTGAGCTTCTCGCGGCAGTGTCCGGCACGCGGGCGTACACCTTCTGTCTCCTCGCCCTGTCCACCGGTATGCGTCGCGGTGAGATACTCGGCCTCATGTGGGAGGACATAGACCTCGATGCCGGAATAATCACCGTAACCCACAACAAGGCGTTCCTTGCCAAGGGTAACGACGCCCCCGTGACCACCCACCTGAAAACCGACTCCGCCCGGCGCGTGATACCCCTCTCCGGTCTTCTGCTCGATCACTTGCGTGAGCTGCACGCCTCCTCGACCTCCCCTTACGTCATCAGCATGAAGGACGGCGCGTCTCTGACCCGTGCCTCCTACCACGCCCTGTGGCAGGTAGTGGACAACCGGTCACTCGGCTCTCGCAGCGGTGTGCTCTCGTTCCGGTGCCATCCGCACCAGCTCCGGCACACCTTCATCACGCAGCTGTTTGAGTCCGGCTTGGACTTGAAGCAGGTACAGTATCTCGCCGGGCACGCGACACCGGAGATGACACTGCGTGTCTACACGCACTTCCGCAAGCAGTCCCGTGCGCAGGAAACGGCGCAGCAGACCCGTGCGGCAGTTGCGTACCTGAACGGATGA